AACAGCAGTATTATATTGTCCTGTCGTATTATTCTCTAAAGCATCAGCACCAACGGCAATATTGGTGCTGGAATAACCAGCACCATCATAATCAAGAACGACATTTCCTTGGATTTTTAAAGCCATTTGTACTTACCCTTATCTCCTAAGTAATTTAATCCATTGATAGAAGTTTCCAACCCATCTCTTGGAACCAGAGTGACCACAATTAACAAGTGGATCAATAAACACACGTTCTCCAATACTCTTTACTTTGTCACAGAAAACAATATCCTCTGACATCAATTGACCATCAACAACCTTGACTTCAAATACATTCTTAGTTGGTTGTTCTTTATGAGGTTCTTTATATTCTTCAGATGCTTCATACACTTTCTTCAAAACATCTTTACGAATCCTCATCATTCCAGTACCAACACCATCAACAGATACCAGACCATTATCTTCAACAATAAAATCACCAAGTAATTTTACGTTATACTGTTCAATATCTGATTTCTTTGGAACTGGTGCACCAACAACACCAACATCATGATTTAACATACGAAAGAAATCCTGTGGATTCCAATCCTGATCTGTGTCAATGAAAAACAAATCATCAACGTCCAAATCAACTGCCATTTTGACAATATCATTTCTTGCTCTTTGAACCAGAGCATCAAATGACATATAAATTGGAATTACATTGATTCCATTTGCCAGACCAATCTTGCATGTTTCGGCAAGTGCTGCAACGTGCCATACATCCACTTTACCATCATAACATGGTGAAGCAAGCATAACAGTTCTCATTTTCTGAGTTTCTTGTTCAGTTTTTTCCATAATCATTCACCTTTTTATTGTAGATCATTAATTGAGAAGTTTGATACTCTTTCTTCTGTTGGTGGAGTATTGTGAGCATCATAATGGGCATCAAAGATTGTGTCCATATTAGATGGCATGAAACCAATCAATTCTGCTTTTGTGAAATCAGAAGTTGTTTTGTTGAGATATTCAACGTCTTCTGTGTGTGGATATGCACGAGACCATGTTTTACCATCAGCATTTGTATGAGAATATATAACTTCAATTTCCCATTGTTTGACAACATTATCTGCTGTACGTACTGTTGGTTGGGCTTTCTTTAGTGTTTTAGTTGTAGAATATTTAGCCATTTTCGACCTCCTGTGGATTACTAGGCTGTTTGGGTTACTTATTATTTATATCATCAATTTGCTGCTGTAGGTCTTTTACTGCTGCAATCAAGAATGCTATTATTTCTATATAGTTGACTGTTTTAGTGCCATCAGATTTTGAATGGACGATTGTTGGAAGGATTTGTTCGACTTCTTGTGCGATTAACCCATATGATTTTTGTCCATTATTCTTCCAAGTAAATTCTTTAGGTTCTAATTGATTAATAGTATTTCTAACATATGGTATGAATAAATCATTGACATTTTCTTTTAATGTTATATCTGATACGTTATCAAAATGGATTGCAAATATCGTATTTGAAGAATTTATATTTCCATTGACATCAAGAGGATATGATGCAGAAGATTTATTTATTCCAACATTGCCAGAAGGAAAATATAAACTGCCTACAAAAGAAACTCCAGAAGTGTTTGGCAGTGCTGAGTTAGCGGTACTAAATGCTGCATTTGTTCCATTATATACAGTACTGGTTAAAATATCATTTTGAGATAAATTTACAATAATTTGATTAGTTCTTGTTCTCCAAGTATCAAATGTATCAGTCAAGTTAACATTTGCTAATGCCATTTAAGAGGATTCCTTTGATTTATTATTTATTGTATTTATAACATCAATTTCTTGACGCAAACTTTTTACTTCTGCAATTAGAAATGCTATTATTTCTATATAGTTAACTGTTTTAGTTCCATCCGACTTGGTGTGAACTATTGTTGGAAGGATTTGTTCGACTTCTTGTGCGATTAACCCATATGATTTTTGTCCATTATTCTTCCAAGTGAATGATACTGGATTCAGTTGATTTAAAGTTTTGGTTATATTGTCTAGAGGTAGTACATTATCCTTCAGAGATATATCCGATACGTTATCAAAATGAACTGCAAATACCGTATTTGATGAGTTTATATTTCCATTAACATCAAGTGGATATGATGCAGAATTGTTTCCTATAGCAATATTGCCTGTTGGAAAGAATAAATCACCAGAGAAAGAGACTCCAGAAGTATTAGGAAGTGCAGAATTTGCTTTATCATATGCAGGAGCAATATTTGCACTTATTGTTATCGTATCATTAATATCATCAGCAGAAATATAAATATTATTTCCAGAAATCAAAGTCAATATTGCTTCAGATGTTCCAGCAACGACCAATGTTCCATTAGCATTTACAGTACCAAATGCATTTCCACCAGTAGTATTAAAAGGAAGAATTGTGCCATTAGCATTTTTATAAAACAATTTACCATCAGCATAGTTGATTGCCAACTCGCCATTTGCCAGTATAGTTGGTTCTGCTGATGGAGTAGATGATTTCTTTAGTGAAATTACTGTGTTAGACATTAAAAGTCATTTACCGTTTCTAATGGTGTTTCTAGAACTTCTTCTTTAATTTCTTTTTTCTTCTTTGGTTTTCCGGTAGTGATTTCTATAATCTGATTCTGTAATTTTTGAATTTCTTCATCCTTGGAAGAAATCTTCAGTTTCATTTGCCCCATTTGATTCATTAGAGTGTCCATATGAGACAGTTTATTTTTCATAGCATTATAAGAATCTTCCATAATTTTAGCATCATCTAAAGTTTTTTTACTGTTTTCGTTGATGCTTTTTTGATTCTCAAGTTCTGCTTGAATTTCTAAGATTTTTTGTTCTCTGTCAGCGACCAAATCAGAAGCAACTTTTAACTGTGCTTGTGATTGAATATATTTAATATTCAGTTCATTAATAGTCGCCACACAAGTATCGATGTAAGCATTTACATATCTATTAGCATCACTCATAATATTTCTCCGTTAAAAATTTCCCCCGTCGAGCATTCCGAACTGTGGAATACCGGAAGCACCTGCTTGTAAAACTTGTCCTTCAGTACCAGCAGAAGTTATGTTAATTGGTCCAGAAGTATTACCATATAAAATTCCATTTTGTGTGAATGAACTTCTGCCCGTTCCACCATATGTAACCTGAACGATATCAGCATTCCAAGTACCAGATACTATTGTTCCAAGTCCTGTAATACCAGAATAATCTCCTGTCACTCTACCAGATGGAATGGTTCCGACTGTTAAGAATGAAGCATTACCGGCATTTACATTCGCAGTGTTTGCTTTATCGTAAGCTGTGTTGGCTGTTAATTGAGCGGCATTTGCTGAATCATATGCAGAGTTGGAATTTAAGAATGCACCATTGGCTGCATTATAAGCAACATTTGCAGTTAATAGACCAGCATTAGCAGCAGCAAATGAAACATTAGAATTTAAGAATGCAGCATTAGCAGCATTGAATCCAACATTAGAATTTAAGAATGCAGCATTAGCAGCATCAAATGAAACATTAGAATTTAAGAATGCAGCATTACCAGCAGCAAATGCAGCATTTGCTGCATCATATGATGATCTGATCCACACTGTTGTATTTGTACCAGATAGAATTAGATTTGTTGTTCTAATGTCTGCATTCAACACTGCAAGAGTAAAGTTATTTCCATTTGGATCAATGTGATTATTGATTGGTTCTTCATTATATTCTTGGAAGATATAATATTCTTTGGTAGAATGATCTCTATAAACACCAGTGTGAACATTTTGTCCTGTGGAATTGACATAGTTGGCAATAAAACCAATATCAACTATGTCGGAAACATAGTTATTACCAGCAAGATAGATTAGTGGATCAGATACTCTTAGTGTTTCAGAGTCTACAACATATGTGTTACCAGAAATTACAAGATCACCAACGATAGAAACGTCACCAGTTACTGTACCACCTGATGTTGAAAGTCGTGTATTAGAATCATCGAATGCCGAATTTGCTGTAATATATGCAGAATTAGCAGCATTGAATCCTACATTAGAGTTTAGAAAAGCAGCATTAGCAGCATCATATGCAGTATTTGCTGTCAATTGTCCGGCATTAGCTGAATTATATGCAGAGTTGGAATTTAGAAAAGCTGCATTCGCAGCATTGAATCCAACATTAGAATTTAAGAATGCAGCATTAGCAGCAGCAAATGAAACATTAGAATTTAAGAATGCGGCATTAGCAGCATTGAATCCAACATTAGAATTTAAGAATGCAGCATTCGCAGCATTGAATCCAACATTAGAATTTAAGAATGCAGCATTAGCAGCATCAAAGATTAGATTTGATGAAGTGAATCCAGTGTTTGCAGTCAAAAATGCTGCATTTGCAACATTGAAAATTGTGTTTGATAAATCTACATAAAACTTACCACCAATTGCTATGACACCAGAGCCATCAGATGTTCCTATGAATAATTTTTCTGAGAGATATGAATATGCTGGTTCAGCAGCAGTTAATGTGCCAGACGTAGGAACAGTAGTGGTGCTTGATCTTTTGATCTGAATTATTGTATTTGCCATTTCAGAAAGTTCCTCCGTTTACGATTGGCAATTCTTTGATCACATATTTTCCTGTTGCTGAATCATAAACCAAGGTGTCATTATTATCTGGTGATGATGCATCAACATCTATCAAACCCGATAATTTATTTCCTGAAGAAATTCCTATAGATCGTATAATCGATCTTTGTTGATTGTTTATAGAAACTCTATTTTTTGGTGTTGAAGTTACTGTTACTTTTGTGCCCATTTTACTTTGTGACCGATTTTAAATTGCTTTTAGATTTCTCATCTCGTGCAAGAAGGAGAAATTGTTATGATACCTTCAAGTATTCTACTTACAGAATTTGCATCATCAGTAGATTTCACATCAAACACATATCTTCCGGGTTTTATATTAGCAGTATTTGAAGCTGACATAGACATAGTAACTTCTCCATTAGCAGCATTTGTTATAGTGCATACTATATTTGCTGTGATGTTTGCTGAATAATATGATCGTCTTACTTGACTTTCGAAAGAATATCCTGAAATATTCACAGCAGCATTCGTAACATCATCTGTAATGTTGATGACATTATTAAATGTTGTTCCTTGATCTACTACCAATTCTACGTATGCTGCCATTTATCTTGATAGACCTTTTAATAATTGTTTGATTTCTTCCATATCAGATTTCAAAGATGAAAGATCATTTTCAAGTTTTATCAATTTCATATCTTTCATCTTCGATTTTTTATATGATATCAAAGCGTCCTTATCTTTATTTATCAATATTCCATCAGTTACTTTATATATACCTTTAACGTCCGTTTTCATTCCTGACATCATACACCTCACAATTGTAGTGCAATAGCACGTAAATCTGTCACTCTAGGGATTCTAGATGCATCATCTGATCCAAGACCAATTTTTATTGCATAATGTTTGAATCTAGTGAATTTCTGTCCGCTATCTGAAACATACTCAACTATTCCAGGATCACCAACGCTATCTAATCCAGTCATAACAGATATTGGGAATTTGAATCCATATTCTATAAAATTATTTTTATTAGACAGTGATGAATATACATCACTTTTATTTATGTAGTCTAATTTGATCCAAGGCCTATCAGAGAATGCGGTGTCGTCTTCTCCATTAAGGATTTTTACCCAGACATATATTTCGGTTCCGGGTGGTCTATATGCCGTTAAAATAACATTTAAATCCTCAGCATCTTGGTCGGTAGCCAACGTAATTTGTTTACTCAAGTATGTATTTATTAGATTGCCGCCTCTAGATAAATCTTCGTTTGTGATATCATTATTTAGAAGATAATCTACAAATATTGTATGTGTTCTATTTAAGTCCAAAACAGGGGACACATATTCACTACTGGTTCTCATTGTAGTTCTAATTTGATTAGACTGTAAACCTCCAAAATCATTAATTTCATCTGTTCTAGAATAGAGTGCTCTTTCGGAATCGAAACCATAATCGTTTCTATCTGAAATATACATGAAATCACCTACAACAGAAGTGTTAGATATAGATTTCATTTCAAATGAGACAACACATGGAGAAAAGTTCAAATACTGTGGTTCAAATTTAACAGTAGAATACCTTTGTCTATCTATAGATTCTACATTGAATTGTTGTCCAGAATATAGTCCTCTAATAGTATCGTTTGCTAATATAATTCCATTTGAATCTTTTAATCTAATTCTGTAATCTGGATTATTATCATCAAATTTATAAAGAGTTGCAAAAGTATTCGCGATTGATACTACATTAGCGGTTACTCCCTTAGATACTAAATTTGATCCATAATATGCAGTGACTGTCTCTCCTATTTCAAATCCACTATTGGACATTATATAGAGTGGTGATGATGCTGTTAATACTATAGAGTTGGCGGTTGAATTTGCTCCTACCAATACATCTCCATCTTCAATTATGCCACCAACTGGAGGATTTTGAAGAGTTAGTCTGTCGTTACCCAAAACGGGTTCGCCAATATACGTTAATGGCGAAGATAGATTATTTGCTTTAATAAATTCTATTGGTTTATTGCCGATGGTAACAACACCGTTAATATTTTTCACGAAACTTGCTCTATAAAATTTTACTTTTAGATCAATACCATCAACTATATCCCAATTTAAATTATTATTTGTGGTATATAGAGTTCCTGTTAGTGGTCTAGATACATATCTAGACCCAGTTAGTAAATCTATATTTCTTGGTGTTGTAGAAGGTGATCCCAGTGCCTGTGCATTTATATCTGCGACGTATGTTCTATAGCCAGGATTGATTCCAGCGGTGTGTATGATAAAAGCATACTGATGTCCGTTTTTCAGAAATATTGGACATGGGAATTTCACATTAAATGGGACAGAACTATCATCGCTGGTAACAATGTCGCTTGATTCATACCATACTTCACTATATGGAATTGTATTTCTAGTTATTGATCCACCGGAGTCCATTTCTCTAATTTCAAACCAAACCCCCAATTCTGGATGTTTTGACGAAAAGAATGTATCAACACTTGTTATAAATATGCCTTCTTCTCCTTCGGGTGCATTTATATAAAATGAATACCCTAAACAAGAATATTCTCTTCTACCGTATGTCCCTCTAACCCTGGTGCCATACCTATCTTCTGGCAATAATGGTGGATATATTGTTGTTATTCTAGTAGATTGTATTAGTCCTTGTCTTGTTGTATTTATACCAGAAGCGTAGAAATTGTTGACTGCAACCGATGTTGGATTGTCTGCATTAGTTCTGCTGTCAGTGACTATTACTTGTTTATTACCAACAGTGAATTTTTTCACATCTGTATTAGGAATCCTTAGTGCAGCATATATTTTACCATCATCATCAGATATTAAAGACGATCCTTCTGATTGTGAAGGTCTTATAGAAGGTGCAGTTGAATTTAAGTCTGCGAAAAATTCAGATTCGTCTAGTGGGGTGACGAAATCTGACATATTTTCGCCGTCAAAAAATACATAATGTCTTGTTCTTGGTAGAAGTCCAATGGCATTTATTAATATTTTTTGTGGTCTGATATATGTAACGGCAGATACGTCTGTTACAAAATTTCCTAATGCATTTTCTTCTATAGCAGAAGTCGAAGACCCAGAAATTCCAGATCTAACTTCTGTATAATCCTCAACAATGTCTACACTTATATTTGGACCCGAATACCAAGATACATTTTTAACTGCATCTGGTCCAGCAATTAATTTTGCTTCAAAGAACGCAAACTCTTGGGCAGAAACTACTGTACCTTCGGCTCCCCAATAGTTATTATAATAATTGCGATTTCTTCCTGTTGTGTCGCCGCCTGCACCTGCTGCATATATTGTATATGTTCTATTAGGATCATATCTCCTTATAACAACGCCAGTTTCTTTATTGACTAGAGAATATCCGGTCACTGATCTCGTCCATGATCTATTATCTCTAGTCGTTCCGATATTTGTTACATATGTATTGATTGTATTTGGTGGTATTATTGTAGTGTCTACCCAAACATCCGTTGGTGGATTTAAATTTAAAGTTCCACTATAATTGAATATTGAAGTTTCTATGTTTCTATCTGTTGTTGCATATGGTTGATTTAGAAATTCAACTTCATCATAATCTAATGTTATAACGCCAATTTCAGTATTTGAAAAAATATAACTGTTATTGGATACTATATTATAATATAGAGATTCTTCATTGAATATTGGAGTTACACTTCTTTCTTGTTTATCTACCGAAATTTTGTAATCTGGATTTCTAGTATCGCCCAAACTGTGATCGCTGAACGAGTCTACGAAAATTCCATTTTTAAATCTATTTAAGCCATTCTCATCTAATATTTGCATATCTAATGCATCTTTTTCAAGAGCATTTAAACTCGCATAATATTCAAGATTATCAACCCTCTCTCGAATTGTTCCAATATCCTTCATGGTATATCTTCTATTCAAGGTTTTTTGTTGAGAGCATGATATGTCAAGCCTTCCTATGGTTTGTGCATATTCTGGCGAAAGTGAAGGATATGGTGCAATAGTCAATACTGCCAATGTCATCGTTTCATCAATTGGTGACGGTGCCACTGGATTTGATGATGGGGTTCCATTTTTAATGGAATAAATATTATTTTTATTCACATAAACTATATCTTTTCTTGCATTATAGTATGAGAAATCGAAAATGATTTGAGAGGAATCTGCTGGTAGTCTGAATCCTACACCATCATTTTTGAATGTTCTTATATCTGATGGATTTTCTGTTGCTCCCGCAATTGTCGTAGAATCCGATGCAGTATTAGTTTTTATTGGTCTAAAATCTAAGTGATTTCTTAGATCATATATTACACCTGTAGTTGGTGATTTGAATATTGGAATTTGCTCTGTTCTTATTTCTGATGATGATGTATTATCATCATTTATTGGATATGAATCAATTGAAAAATATCCTTTGCCGCTAGTAAAATCGTGGTCAAAATAATCCAATTTTACTAATAAATATTCTGAACTCGACAATGTAATTTTATCGGGATTTATTTTGGCATGGTCTACATAATATTCATAATTGCCGTCAAGCAGAGAGAAGAATTTTGTTACATCAGTGCCTTCTGTGCCAGTAGTAAATGTTGAATTGTGCTTTCTAATTTCTTTTATTCTGAATATGTCAGATATGCCGAGATTGAAAGGTCCGGTTGTTCCTGCACTAGAACAATTAATAACCACATATCTATCGCTTTTCAAAGTTTTAGTTGCTTCTTTTGCAGAATTTCTTGATGCATTATATGTTAGAGATAATGATGCTGTATTAGAAAATGTTTCTTTCAGATCAAAATTTAATTGTGTTGTTGACGCAGATGTAACGGTTCTCTCAACACCTGTTACACCTTTAGTGGTAAGATCAACAAAATCACCAATTTCATATTTTTTCACAAATGCATAATTTGTTACTGTTGATGATAGCGTAGGATATACATTAATTTCTGTTCCGCTTGTAATAGCAGTGATAGTATAAATTCCAATATCAGTATTTGTGAAAGCAATTTTATCGCCAACATTAAAGTTGTTGAATGATGTAGCAACACCTAACAATCCATTGGGTGATGTATTGGAGACTACTCCAGAGGTTGATACTTCTGTTGGCGAAATGAATGTTAATAGAAACTCTTTCTTTTCAGTGTCGCTAAGGCTTCCTACTGTATATGGAAAAACTTCTCCACCAGAAATGGTTGCCGCAAATGTTCCTGTGCTTGTTATTGTGGAGTCGGTTTTTCTAAAAGTGAATGTTGTGTCTGGATTGCTAGAATCATCTCGTATAGTTCTGGTTGCATCCGATCCTGTATAATATAAGAATTTGCCGATAGAAGTATCTTCTAATGTAGCAAGATTCGAATTGTTAAGTACAACATCAGCACTGAAAATTACGGAACCGCTGTTAGAATATAAACTTTTAACATTAGATGAAATAGTGTTACTGCCATTCATCTCAATATCAAAAAGATATACTTTTATTTGAGAATTTGATGTTCCAAGTGTTCCACTATCATAGTATGCAGAAGATAGTTTTGCTGTCCCTACTATGTTACCTGTTTGTGAGCCTGTGGACCATTTCCGACCAGATATTCTATTTTGTGCTGTATCATATAGATATATGTCTATAACTTTATCATGAATAAGCGGACCAACAGCCTCATCACAAAGAAGATAATTTCCAAGTCTTGTTGATACGATCTGCGAATTGATATTTGAGAATGTATTCGACTTATCTATGGTTAGAAAAGTTGGTGCAATTGCACCAATTTCATATCCTCTCACATAACCTGTTCCTGGTTCAACCACAACTGTTAATTTTTCACTGTCTCCACCATTTGTCAAAGAAAGGTATCCAAAATTATTACCAGTGTCTAAGTTTTCTCTAATTTTTACACTAAGTCCATATGAATAATAATCACCAGATTCATCATAAGTTCTTTTTGCTAATTCATCCAAAATGGCAGAGTATTGTGTTCTCTGATTTCTTTCTTGCACAACACCATCTTTAACAGAAATCAATTTTATATATTCTGATGAATCGATTTGTTCACTTACGTCATATCTTACCAATCTTGCACTAATTTTAAATCTATTTGCTCCTGGTGCAGAATAATTTGATGACTCTAATGCTGGATCAAGTAGAGATATGTCTTCGTTGCTACTAATAATACTCTCAGATAATACGAATCCTACCTGACAATTTGCATTTTGACTATATCTATCTGCTATGATTGATTGGGATTGGAAAGATATAAAATGTTCTTTGGCAAATACTACACCTTCATTGATTCTAAAGATAGAACCAAATCCCGATGAGTTTGCCGATGCCGTATAAATCGAAGGTAGTGTGTTTGATAACAATACTTCATCATCGATGAATGTTGATAGATTTGCTGTTGGGTTTCCATTTAGCCAACCAATATATAATGTTTTTGTATTTTGAGATGTTCCATCACCATCCAAGGCATCAATAACTCTAGCACTTATGTTTGAAGTGGCTCCTGTCAATACTGTGTTGACGTAACTGAATACATTTACTGTTCCGTTTGAAGAGTCTGTATTTTTTATTTTAATATATGGGATTCTCGATAATGTAAATTTTCCTCTATTTTCATCACTATCTAATACTAATGTACCTTCTTTGAAAATATGTCTACCAAATCTATTAATCTGTTTTTGAAGAATAGTTTGAGATTGTGTCAATTCTCGTGCCTGAACAGCATATCCTGGACGATATAAAATTCTATAAAATTCTTTTGTATCGTCATAATCATCATAATATGGCGATACATTAAAATTTGTTGTCAATGTTGAATTTGCTGTTGTGTCGGCCATTTACCCTTTTCCTTTTAAAACATTATTATATTTGAATGTTATATCCACTTTAAAATTTTACGACGATTTTAATATCTTCTATTTGATCTAATGATCTTTGTATTGGTTCAATATTATCAACATATAAAATTTTTCCTGAATATTTTTTCAGATCTCCATAATCTATACTTGATACCACTCTAGATGCAAAACTTTCTAAACCAATAAGAGATTGTGATGCTCTAGGTGAGCCTATTGTATTTATTAAATATAAATTATTATTGGCTTCGTCCCAAGTAACAACTCTGCCACTAAAAATTGAATTTGACAAACTCACACCCTGATATACTTTTTCATCTTTTTTATAATTACCCGTACCAGACAATGTTAACATCATACATTGATTTACAAGCCTATATGTTGCAATGTTAGATGTTGCATATGTATATGGGTCTTTTATGATAGAAATCTGTCTAAAATCATTATCAGCGATTATCTGCCCATCTTCATCATATCTTATTTGTGTATTTATCATAATGTTTTTTCCACCCAATTCATATAATGGGTCGGAACCGTGACCACCAATTGGACTAATTATTGCTCTTGCAGATGCCCCAGAACCATATATATCTTCGATAGAAACAGTAGCATACGTGTAACCTGTTCCAGAGTCTGTAATTACTATAGTATCTACAGTCTCTGATATTGAATTTATAGTTGCCTCTGCGGTTGCACCTGTTCCGTCGCCAGATATAGTTATCGTTATACTGCTTGCATTACTATATCCTGACCCTGCATTTGTTAATTCTATAAAATCTATGGAGCCCGGTGTTGCATATGATTGAACCTGCCATTGTAATGAGCCATCATCAATTGTTAAAGTTTTAACCGGAATGTAATTTTCTGTAGTATATCTAATCTGTTCAGAGTCCGATATTGTATACATATATTTCCAAATATATCCGTCCGAAGTATATGAGGATATTTGTGGATTTACTGATGTTGGTTCAACAGTTGATATTGACCCGTTTGCATTTGATATGCATTTGTATACAGAAAAATCTTCATTCATAACATAGAACTGTGTTGATCCGTCAAATAGATTTGTATTTATATGATCATATGCAGTATATGTGTTACCGGAAACCCAATTATATCTTGGGATCACATGAAATAAATCTCCACCGAATAGCCTTTTGGCTCCGATCATGTTGTCCCATATTTCATACCGTGTTGCAATTGAAGAATTTGCTACTGTAGGGGAATCATTAGCGTCCCAAGAATCTGTCTTACCGTATGTTATGTAAAGAACAGTATTTGGAGATGGCTCTGTTATAGATTCCTTAAACTGCTCCGCATTATTAATTCTCAAATCTATAAATGCTGTTGATGACATATTTTATATCCTAATCCTTATGTTACATCTGATGATACATATGTGGAGTCTGAAGTAGTATCCGTGTCATCAGATGTGTATTCTTTATATGCAAATGTTACAGGAGCATATACTTGCCCACTTGTGTCATTAGAATATGTTATGTTTGATGTGAATGTTGCAGAACCTTCTGATATTGATATTAATGGTTCGTATGTATAACTAATTCCAGGTTCTAAAATTTCAACACCAACAATAGATCCGTTTGTATTTATAGTATATCTAGCATTAGCACCCTTTCCATCACCGGCAATTATTAAAAATCCGTTTGAACTATATCCTGAACCACCATCAAGTATTGTTATATTAGATAGTTTACTTTTCATTTTTACGGTAAAATAATTTAATCCGGCGTCTTCTACATAATATATTCCATTCTTCACGTTATCATATCCACCAGATATAAATTCTAGTGTCACATTCATCGTAGGTTCAATGTTATGAGACGACGAAAATACATTTATTGTATTTCCAGTCTTATTATAATTTGTTAATTGTGTTTTGTAATTTATAATATTTGTCGGCTCGCATCCACACACCATATTTGATGTTATATCATCAACTATTATGTATTGACCAAATAATTTTGTTCCTACAGGATGCGTTAAACCTTTTAAAACATTTCTATATTTGGATATTGGTATTTTTGATCTTATTACATATGAGAATATTTGATAATAATCTCTATCTTCCAAGAAATTGTATGAACTTATGTGCCCATCATCATTCAAATATCTTCCTGGATATGAATATACGCCTTCAACTATAGTTGCAACCGCATTCGCTGTCCCATCACCATATCCTGTGAGATCGAGTGTTGGTGGTGTTGAATATCCTATTCCTCTGTCCAGAATAACAATTCTTTCAATTGCACCAATCGTTGATGAAACTGTTAATAACTCTGCTCCCGAACCCAGAGTAGAAGTGACAGTTATATTTGCGCCATTTCCTGTTCCAGAAACTACATTTACTTCGGGTAGATAATTAATATCAAAACCAGAGCCCCCTATTATATGACCAGAAACTTGTTCAAATTCAACTTCTGTTATAGTCCCGAAACCATCAACATTTTTAACATTTCCTGATGCACCGGTCCCGTATCCACCAATTACGTTTATAAATTCTATTTTATCTCCAATTTGATAATTCAATCCGCCATCATTAATGTCCATTCTACCAAGAATGCCTAATGCTTGTATTGCGGTATTTGGAATGACATCTATATCTGGTGGTGATATATAGTTTGATCCTGAAGATGATATTAATATAGATACTATTGGGCCTGTATTTGAATATTGCCAGAAATCAAACGCATCCTCTAATGTAGTATTAATATCTGATGAATTTAAATTACTATATATTGTATTATTTAATGGTGTATTCTGTTCTAGTGATATCGTGTCGGATACAATGTTATATGAATTTGGATGTATTGTGCCATTAGTTGATACAATATTTACATATCCATTAGTCCCCGATCCTCCACCACCCGAAGCTAGGATATAATCGCCCACTCTATATCCGGCTCCTCCATATAATACTCCAATAGATGCGACATTACCAGTGGATACTTGTGCTACAGTAGCACAAGCACCAGTTCCAGTATTGCTTACTATCAAGACATGATCGCCAATTTTATAACCTGTTCCGCCAGATATTATAGTAATTGTATTTAAAATACCACTGTATATATTTGCAGATAATGTATTTAGTGATTGGACATCATTAAATACTGTGAAAATAGATTCTCCATTTTCAAATTGCCCATCTACATTAGAAATAATAAGTTCATCTATTCTAATTCCTCTTTCATAGAACCGATCTACCTTTTCAACAAGTGCTAATGTACCAGAAGTATTGCCTCTTATCTGTGTGCCAATAAACTTGTCTAGTGCAGATAATGATGTATTAGACGAACCGCCCAATTTTGTGTCTATAATTCTCACAGACTTTTGAATATACCACTTACCGTCCGATGCACGAAGAATGTCTTTTTTAGGATAATAGAAAGAAATGTCAGATGTATTATATATTATGTTGAACAGAAATTTTACAGATTTTTCAGTGCCTTTTGCTCTATAGAAATCTTTAATATGTTTGACTAACAGCTTTTTATCTGCTACTATGTCATCTGGCAAAAGTATCATGAATGTTGAATATAGTTTTTCAGCAAACTCATCTTCAGTTAAATCAATATCTTGAAAATTCTGAATATTTTTTATTCTATTTAACACTTTATCATTTTGTTCAAGATATTCGTAATATTTTTCTAAAAATAATACGAAATTTGCATGATCGTTTCTTACAAAAAATGGTAATTGTGAATTTATCAGATTAGATATTCTGTTATTTGAAATCGTGTTTGCCATTATTCTGCAATCATCCTAATCTGAACACTTCTGGCGTCCGAATCATCTATTGATACGATTCTATTTCTAAGAGGATATATATGAGTACCTTTCAATTCTGCCGATAATGTTAAATAATTATCATCATAGAAAGAATTGTTTTCGACTGATATTATTCTAATAGCATCAATATAAACTTTTCCAATATTATGTTCAATATAACCAGCGTTGTTATTGAGAATTACCTTTTCCCCATTTTCTTTGTAATAATATGATCTTAAAACCATCTTATTGTTTTGTAGTTTTATATTTGCTGAAGCACCAGAACCGTCTCCACCACTTAATGCAATTGTAGCATAATTATAATTTTTTCCAGGATTATCAATAATAATAGCAACAACTCTACCTGATAATATCTTTGCTGTTGCCGATGCACCAGAACCGTCTCCGCTTATTGTAACAGTCGGTGCTATACTGTAGTTTTGCCCTGCTGAAACCACTTCTATATAATCTATTCCGGTTGATATTTCTGGTGATTGTTCAAAATATATATCTCTCTCAACAAAAGCAGAATCATATGTTTTTATCGATGGATATGATGACAACATATCTCCAATCTCATTAGAATGCTCAAGTCTAACACCAAAATTTATATTATATGTTTTTGTGTTTACTGTATCTATCAATATTCTTTTCTGTGCAAATACTTCAATATCACATCCAGTTATAGATTTTTCACAATTCTCTATATAATTCTCTAATTTAGTTTTTCTAAATATTGATGAAAAATTAGACAATTCGTTTGTAGCATAATCTGATATCGCCGCTTTAACCAATTGTAATATTTCACCTTCAGTTCTAGTTGTTAATTTTGAATTATATGTAACATCTCCTTTAACCAGAAGATAAAGATATTCTGGATCGAGTATTTCTGGTGTTACAGTCAAGACATTTCTTTTCTGTATAAGTTCTTCTTTAATTTTTTCTTTTTCAAGATTAGTTAAGAAGTAGTTACCTTTGGGTTTCAATGAAATGAATACTTTACCATATATGACAGGATCATTATCTTCACCGCCCCAAACTGCAACAGAATCTATATTATTATAATCTTTGGTGATCAAAGTCTCATAATCATTTTGAGTTACTGCACGATTTTGTGTGGAGTAAAAATATGGGGCTCTATACCTGATTTGTTCAATAGATTCCTTTTCAATGCCTCCATATGAAGATGCTGTTGATTGAATGCTTACATTATTTCTATATCCTGCAACATTTGATGTTGGCACAAATCTGCTAATATTATTAGCAATTTCTCCGACATTATCTAGATATGTTAATATAACAACACTACCATCTTTGGGCTTTTTTCCGATTACATCATCTCCAAAATATACAGTATATGTTGAACTTTCATTTTCCTCTATGAAATAAACAAAAGAGTTTCCAGTCAATTCTGTTATATCTTCTGCTTGCGTATACGTTATGGTATCAGTATTGGTCGTAGATTCTTGGACATTAACTAGAATACTCTCTATGTCAACATTAGATGATGGAATTTCAAACCTTCTTGATTCATTCATAGAATCCATTAGATATTGTATAGTTATAACCTCACCCTGTTTAATATTGACATTTGCAAAACTAAATGACCCACCTTCTTTATACGCGGTGTTAGAATATAAAGCAACGAATGGGTAATTAATTCCGTTTATATCTGTTCCTAGAAATCTTGTATATTTCTCAATTGTGGCAGATGTTGCATCAGTATCTTCTACACCAGAAACGGGTGTTATTGTGATATTCAGTTTACTCAATGCTCCTTGCTTACTGCCTGGAACATAATTCATGAGTTTAGCGTGTGATAAAATTGAATTTCTTAATTGTGCCGAATCAAGGAACATTTCGTTCCCTACCATATTAAGATAGTATGCCATATAATGTGTGTTATACGCAAGAATATCAAGCAACACAGACATACCAGAACCCTCAAAATCAAAATCTTGAAATTCTGATTGACTTCTTAGATATGTTTTTAAGTTTTCTTTGATAGAATCAAAATCAATTTCCGTAACTCTTAGTGCAGCTTTTTCTGTAGCCATTTATCTCAATCTTTCTAGGAATAGATTTATTGTTGCAGGTTCCCCACGATTTACAATTATGAAAGTTATTCTTACGTTATATCCATTTAAATCAGGATCGACCGATACTTCAATTCCACTATCATTCATTTCAGTATCTGGAAGTCTTACTCTTGGCTCAAAGTTTGTAATAACTTCGGCAATAGCATCTTTTAGAAATGTCGCAGTAAATATATTTATATTATCAAAAAGAATCTTCTGGGCGTTAGAGCCTATATAAGACCTGAATGGACGATCATAAAAATTGGTTAGTATTAGATTTCTAACAGATCGTTTGATCGCATCAACGCCAGTTTTCTTTACTACATCGCCCGTTGTAGGGTGTGCAATAAAGTCTAGGTCCAAGTCTGAATAGTCTGGTCTTCTTACTATGTTTTGTGCCATATATTATTTATAGAACTCCCCTAGTGCCTAAATCTGTTGGATATAATGGGTTTGGTTTTTCTGCTATTTCTTTTGGTGATCTAATAGGTGCTGCTTTTTGATCTTGTGGTTTCACACCCGGACCCGAATTGATATAAACTTTTCCACCACCAGCATCTATGCGAATATCTCCACCCTCTGTTGATATAGATATTGTTGATTTTGCTCCAATTGCTACATCCGATTGCTCTGCTTTTATTCCAACTTGTGCACCACCAATAGATGCTAAACCTCCAGATGGACTTTTTGCTTGAAGGGTCGCATTTGCTCCTTGAATGTTGATAGGCCCTTCTGATGAAGTCATATCTACAGGAGAACCACCTGCACCAAATATTTGAAATCCTTCTCCAGAAATTATATTTGTCTTTCCTGCAACCATACTGTTTTTATTTGATCCAACAACTTCATTATATGAATCATGAGTTGATGTGTTCATTTGTTTTGCTGTAACATCAAAATTGCCTTCCGCCCTGAATGTAGCATCTACTTCAGAACGAATATCAAATGTTCCAGATGTATTAATTCTATACTCACCTCTAATATCGTTATAGAATCCATTAAACACAGTCATCTTGGCCGATCCGTCTGGATTATAAATCCAACCTGTGCCACTTCTATGTTGCATGGAAATATATTCATGGTCTTTAACATCATTCATAATAAAAGTATGACCAGACCTAGTGATCATCATATCCTGAAAACCATACTTATTGGCATTAGGATTTTGCCTTGGATCACCGGGCTCTTTATATTGCGATGTTTTTCTTGGCTCGTTTTCATTTATTTTAGTTGGCATAATTCATAACTCCTTTAAGCACCGGCAAAATTGGAAGAAGTCCATAAAACAGAGGATAATGGTTGCTTTGAATCTCTGTTGTTATCGGCATGTTGACTATTAGTTTTTCTTGTTGGACTCATTCCTGCTCTATTTGCGGCTTCTCTCAATGCGGCTTGGGCCTGTGGTGCAACTCTATTAATCATATCGAATATCTGTGAAGAATCTTTACCAAAAATGTTATCCCCAACACCAGCGGGGAATGATGCAGCAGATGTCATAGAATTTAGCATAGAATTTTTAGATGTTGCAACGGTATTACTTACGTTTTCAGTCACATTTCCTGTCGCTGTTATTATTTGTTGAATGTTTCCAAATGCAGTTTCAATTTCTATCACAATATTATCTAATTTATCCAGTCCATATAAACTTTCATCTGAAATTAGTCTGTTGAATGCAGCCATAATATCTGCGACCGATGTTACTTGCGATAATAGTGCAACAGCATTTTCAATGAAGACTTCCTCATTCACTCTCCTGTCAGAAAGATATGATATAGTATCCTGTTCCTCTTTCAAATCATCAATTAATGCTAATAATATTGCCCAAATTTCAGGTGGAATAGAATCCTGAATTTTTTTCTTATTTTCATCACTTAAGTTTTTGAGAGATTTACCAAGATTTAAATTCGATCCTGGTAGAGAACCAAATGATGATGGATTTAATATACCGGCGAATTGTGCCAGTGCAGTTGGAATTTGGCCTATAGATGGTAATTTTCTTCCAGCGGTTTCTGCATATTCACCATTTGTAATTTTATTTCGTCTGTTTGAATGTTTATATACTTTACCTTCATCATTTTGCTGAGTCTTTAATCCTCTAGCATCAACATATCCTTTAACTTCACTGATAATTTTTGACGGCCAATTTATTGCAGTCTCTCCTGGGGGGAACCACGACCATCCAGATAAATTTCCTGGCATACCTTCTTTGTCGTGAAGAATATCTGTCATTGGACCTAATATGATACAATCATTTCTACCTGTAGTTTTCAATGCAAGCACCAACTGCCCATTATCAAAAGGTCTCATATTCTGGCCGTGTTTTGTGCCAACAGAGGTGCTTAATGCAATATGTTGTGGATCAACGCCTTGCCCATGTTCTGGAAATGCTATCTGCATATTTCCAGATTGAGTTGGGTCTTGTATTCCTGTAGGACTGTCTTCTGTTCCATTGCCAACAACACGACCAATACTGAAAACTTGTGTAAAATCTTTTGGGCCACCTAACGACATTAAACCACTCCTTCTCCAATACTTCTGCTTACACAATCGACTGTAGTTGTGCCATATCCACCATATTTAATATTATGTGTCATGCTAACAATTAAATAATCCCCTGTTCCATAATTTGGAATAAGATTGCCGTTGTCTGCTGCCATCTTATTCCATAGTTCTAATCTAATCATTTTTCCTGCGTGTAAATCCGGATTCCAAGGTACAGTCATTCTCAATGCTATTCTATTTTGATCAATAAGAGACATTCTTGCTTGTCTTAGTTGTGCATATTTAGCGGACTGGTCCTCACATGCATTTTGTTGTGATGCGGAACCCACATTAGACAATACAGATTTTAGAACACCTGCACCAGCACCACATCCTATAGTTTGATTGCCCAACAGGCTTATCATACCTTTTAATGGGTTGAGTGCTATGACCGATATATTTTGATTCACTCCATTCAACAAATCTGTAAGAAGATCGAAGTCACATGGAAATGAATGTGTCGTAATGCCAAATGGATATGCATAGCCTGCTGATGATCCGGTTTCTTGAAAATTGAAGGCTTTACCGCCAAATAGATTTGATTGTGATGTTAAATATTTTAGAGACCTGAAATGATGAGTCCCATCACCATCATCAATCTTATATGTCATATAATGGACGAATGAAGGATCATTCCCATCTAATGCAGCATTTGCTTGTTGAGTGACAACCTGAAATGGATGAATATTTTCTGCAATATAATCTCTTGCTGGCATAGAACTTTGAACATCAAGATTTTTAGCACCAGCACATGAACTTAACACTTCACTGACTACACTGGATGGTGTAGTACATTTCCAAGATTTACTCACAAGTGTTGCTGCATCATCTAATAGTGTTTGATGACAAGCATGGATTGTGAAGTCTTCTGTATTATTATTATAGAGATGTCTTCTATCCAACCTATATACTGGTTGGCTTATTACCATTCTATGAGATATTCCAAAATCTTTTAGAGATTCTTTTTCTAATTCAATTAAAATTGCTGCACCTTTTAGGGCATCCAGATTCTTAGGACTTTTACTTCTTACTCCTAGATGGTGTAATGCACTATGAAATCTTACTGCTGTTTGTAATCCTGGTGTTAACAAACTTTCACCCAAAATTATTTCCATAGGTGTCAATTGTTCCATCACTGTAGTTAAATCACCAGAGCCCGTAAATCCTATGTTTATAGAAACTAAAGACTTATCATTATAATTCAGGTCTTTGTCGGCCATTATCTAAATCCTCTAATATAAGGAATATTTCTGGTATTTTGTGTCAAATTATCCAGTTCTCTCACTATCTGCTGATAATATTCGGGTTTGATAATTTTGATGCTTCTTTTAGCCTCATTTAATTCTGCTTCATAATCGTAATTTGTTATTCTATCTCGATATGTAACCTCAATAACAGTCCCTGTTCCAATTTCAATATTATTTGTTGCATCAACATCTTGAACATCTGCTAAATTTCCATAATGATCGTATGGAACTGATATAGACATCTCCGATGCAACATTAGATGAATTTACAACATATCTAAATTCCGATATGACACCACTTTTCGATTCTTCTCGTTTTATAACCTTTTCATAATGATGGTAGGTAGTTTTAGCATTTTCAACCGATCCATATTTGTTGATTATATATTTTTGAAAAGCGTTATATCCTAAAGGCCAATCGTATTGAGGATCGACTATATCATTAGCCATCAATATGACCCAATGTGCTTCAGAATTTCCATATACCTTCTCGGCAAGAATTTCTGGTGTATCTCCTTCCATGATAAGATGTTCATAGTATGAAGAAATGTTATTCAATACTTCTCTTAGAACTCTAACTCTAAAGAAAATATTGGTTACTGTTTGATAGTTTGTTAATCTTTTACCTTGAATGTTATATGGTATTCTAGGAAAAGTATCAAAAAAATTGCTCATATTAGAACCCTTGTAGAACTCTTTGTTTATGAATTGGCTCAAGTTCACGGAATCCCATACTCAATCTTACAGCAACTGGATGACCGTTTCTAAATGTTGAATATGTACCCGTTGGTGCATAGTCTACTTCAATTCTTTCAAGTACACAGGTATTAACTCTTAAGATGTTCATATTCTCAACACCCTTATTAAAGAATGTTATATCAAATTCTGCTGGTGGAATCCAAGTCAAACCTGCCGTAATATCACTATATTCTGGTGCTGCGTGAAATCTTAATGTTTTTACTATTGCTTTTAGGTTAATAGACTCTTGCTCATTTCTTGGAGCCATAAGAACTTCAAATGTAAATGCTCTTACAGTAGTGTTGGAGAATAGAATTTCTACCATAGGATTGATGGGTGCTTGTGCTAATTGCGATACTACACCCAAAGCCTGTTGACCAGGACCACTTATAGCCGTTGCGGCTGCTCTTAATGCAGTTCCAATCACACCACCAAAAACTTTACCGGCAGTTGCTAGATAAGGAGATACTGCAACACCAAGTTTTCCTCCAAGTGCAGTCAATGATATTTCTTCATATACGTTTTGCGTATGATAGATCAGTGGAGATGGCATATGTAAAGCAATGGATTCGGCGATTCTTCTTGTTGCTCTTGGAATAGAAATTCCGGGCCTGCTACCATCACCAGAACCAGTAGCAAAAATTTCATTACTCGGCCCGCCTGGACCATATCTAAGAATATCGACCTTTGATCTTTCGTTTGCACCTAGTACGGAAAATTGGTTTGTATATCTCCCTGCTGCTGCACGACTTCCAAATCTAGTTGGAACATTGATATTGATAATCATATAATGCCCAAGATCACTCATTCCAAGATCATTTGGAAATACTAAATACTTAAAATCATATCTAGACTGTGCTAAGTCTGGAGTATAGTTATCTGATATCTGGGAGTTATTTTGCGTTGATGGTATATTTACTGCCATTTAATCCTCTTACTATAGGGCAAATATATTTATATGACAGCATACAAAGGAAAATTCAATCCCAAGAATCCGAGTAAATATAAAGGTGATGTTGATAATATCATATGGAGAAGCACTTGGGAATTGAGAGTTATGAAAGAATTGGATGAAAACCCTAATGTGTTGGAATGGTCATCTGAAGAAGTTATCATTCCTTATGTGTCACCAGAAGACGGAAGATATCATAGATATTTTCCAGATTTTCTTGTCAAGGTCAGAACAAGAAATGGTGAAATTGAAACGCAATTGTTGGAAGTGAAACCATATCACCAGACACAAGAGCCTAAAGTGCAGAAAAGAAAGACCAAGAAATATATTACAGAAGTTGTAACTTGGGGTAAGAATAAAGAGAAATGGAAGGCTGCTAGAGAATATTGTGCTGATAGAGGCTGGAAATTTAAACTTATCACAGAAAAAGAGTTGGGAATAAAATAAATAAAAGATGGCAAAATATAAACCAAAAGAAATCAAAGACTGGTTCATAGGTAAGGCAAGAACTGCCGCTGGATATAGAAAAAAGATTATTGGCAATTCCATGAGAAGCCGTAGCGATCCAGCTATCGGCAAAATGTTTTTCTTCTATTATGATCCAAAACATAAAGAAACACTACCTATGTATGATAAATTCCCTATGGTGTTTCCTATTCAAGAATATAATGATGGTTTTCTGGGACTGAATCTACATTATCTTTCTGTAGATGAGAGGCGTGCTATCATAGGTAAATTGTCTGAGTTTGCTAACAATAAAAGATTTGACGCAACAACCAGACTAAGATTGTCGTATGATCTATTACAGAGTTCCAAGAGATTATCAACTCTTGCAAGGCCATGTATTAAGAGATATTTATTCAGTCATGTTAGAAGTATGTTTATTGAAATAACTGCTGATGAATGGGATAAGGTCATAGAATTGCCAGTAGAAATGTTTGTATATAACCGATAAGGAGTTAATCAGTTGTCAATTATAGTATTACAAAATGCACCTAGAAATTTAGACCTTATGTCTTTTAAAAGTGTGTTGGATTCTTATGGTGGTCTTGCGAAAACTTGTAGATTTGTTGTTAGAATAAATCCAATAGGAATTTTTTTGCAACAGTTAAATTCCAACTCTATAACTAGAGATTTAATATATCTGACAGAAATTGCTGAAATGCCCGGAAAAGGATTTATGAACGTCGATGTTAGATATTATGGACCCAATCAAAAACTTCCATTTCAAAGCACATATGAAGATGCCAACATGACATTCTTGTGTAGACAAGGTGCACGAGAAAGACAATTTTTTGATGATTGGATGTATGTCATTAATCCCACCAACCATTTTGATTTCACATACAGAGATGAGTATAGAAGTGATATTGATATTTTTCAGTACGATGACATTGGAGATGATAGAGGGAATCCAATTCCACAGTATAAGTTGACATTGAAAAATGCATATCCCTTGATGTTAAATCCTCAGCCTATGACATGGGCAGATCAATTGTTTCAAAGAGTAATTGTTAACTTTACATATACACATTGGGTTCGTGATGATTTCGTGCAACCATCACAATCAGATTTGGTTATTGGTAGACCAAATGACAGATTACCAATTAGTAGATAATATGGAGATATAGAGAATGCTTCCTAAAATTGACTTGCCTATTTATGAAATAAAATTGCCTTCGTCTGGAAAACCAGTGAAGATTAGACCGTTTGTCGTTCGTGAAGAAAAACTACTTCTCATTGCTTTAGAATCAGGAGATGAAAGAGAGATTATTGAAACCACTAAGCAGATTGTGAATAATTGTTTGGTCGATAAAGTTGATATTGATAAGCTGCCGTTCTTTGATGTTGATTATATCTTTATTGCTCTTAGAGCCAAAGCAGTTGGCGATACTATTGATGTCAAATATACTTGCTATAATGAAGTAGATGGAACATCATGTGATAGTACCTTTCCTGCTAAAATTGATGTAATGAACTATACTTTACTCAAAGATGAAAACATCAAAGATAAAATTCAACTAACTGGAACACTGTCTGTCAAGATGAGGTATCCATCATATACTGTGATGAGATTACTAGATTCTGATATGTCAAACTTTGATAAGAAGATTAATATTATTGCAGAATGTGTTGATATTGTAGCAGATAAGGAAAAAGTTTATACACGAAAAGATTACACGAATGATGAACTTATAGATTTTATTGAGAATCTTCCACAACAGCAGTATAAAAGACTAGAAGAATTTGTTGATAATTTTCCATCTTTTGTCATTACATCCAAAGCTACTTGCCCAAAATGTAAGTATGAGCACACTTTAGATTACAGAGACTTTACCGATTTTTTCGTCTAATGCTTGGTTACGATACACTGATGAATCATTTTAAGACAAACTTTTCATTGATGCAACATCACAAATATAATTTAAGTGATATTGAAAATATGATGCCCTGGGAAAAGTTTGTTTATGTGGATATGTTGAGACAACATATTAAACATCAGGAAGATTTGGCTCGTGATCAAGCAGCAGCAATGAAAGCACAACAAAGAACGAGATAAGAAATGGCAAAAATAGACCCTAGCAAACTTACAGTAGATTTCAAATCTTTGATGAGACTTAGCATGTCTGATAGATATGCTATGGCACAAAGTTCTCAAGGTCAGAGTTATCTGGCATCATTAACTCCTACACAATTTGCTATGCTATTTCCAGATTATTATAGACAAAGATTGCCCGATATGGGAATATCTGGAAGAAGGGGGGCTTCTGCTCCTTCTGGTGCCGGTTCAAGACCTTCTGGCGGAACACCATCTAGTGGAGCATCTACATATACCCCACCAACTGCTGCACCTAGTACAACATCACCAACGCCTAAAGCACAACCACAACAAGGAACTGAAGTTAAGCCATCATGGCAAAAAAGAATTGAAGAAATATTAAAACGCGATTCTCCGGGTTTTCAAATAAAAGAAGATACTGTCACAAAATCTTCTAGGATAGACCAAAGAGGATATGTCAACAAAGAAGATTTATATAAACAAGCAGTTTCTACTTTTAGAAGTTCTCCTCTAAACGGATTTGTTCCTAAAGATGGTGATAGATATGGAATAAGAAAAGGTACGCCTGAAGAATGGGCAAATCTTGCGATGAGAACTGTTGAAGTGGAATCTAGTTTTCGTGTTACAACCACAAATCCAAAAGATGAAGGTGGATCATTTGGGCTATTTCAATGGGGATATCATTATGGAATAAACAAAGACAATTGGAAAGACCCACAAGCACAATTAGATGCGTTTGTTAAATATTCCAATCAGTGGGTTATAAATGGTGGTGGTTATATATTACCACCAGCAGATGTTAAAGGCGTTCGTAGATATGATGGACATGGAGGGTTTGGTGCAGCATTTTCTACTTTTAGGGATGATAAAGTAAATTCTAAAGCTGCTTGGACAACATCAAAATCTATCGAAACATCCTTAGCTAGTCGTCAACAATCTGCACTAGAAAAATCATCAACAGCAACTCCTGGTGATCCTTCAAAAACAGGAACAACTGAGCAAACATCTTTGCGACCAAAAACAATAACCGCCGATCCTAGACAACTTGAACAATTGAATAGAGAGCGTAAACATTTTTATAGTGGAAAATTGACTATGGAGGGGGTGGAATATACATTTGGTTCTGGTGGTAGAAAAGCAGGCTCTATGCCATATGGAACATTCGATATAACAGGATTGCATAGAAAAAGTCAATATAAATTTTTTGAAAACAATTCTTTCTACGTCAAAGATATGTTTGATCCAAAAGTCGGTAGAAATAGAGTTGGTATGCTGATACACAGCCAAACAGATTTAGATAAGTTGTATAGTGCCGGATGTATTGCTATAAGTAGAAAAGAATGGCCTAAATTTAAGGCACATCTACTGGATTACATGAAAAGAAGTGGTTCTATGTCAATAACTGTAAATCCAGATGGGACAGCATATATTGGACCTAAAGGCAGTGAGCCAACAACATCTGTTGCAGATGTTACTAAAGATTTCCCAAAACTACCTCAAGGCGTCGATCCAAAAGAAGCAATGGAATTAGAAAAGAGGATGCCTAAAGATTTAAATCCTCAAATCGTAAAGTATATGAAAGAGAATATGTCTATTGAAGATAGACGGTCACTTTTAGATAAGCTAGAAAAGAAGCCGGAATTATTAACAGAACTTAATGGTCTTGCAGCAAAAACCATAGAAACAAAAAACAGTGAACCTGCTAAAAAACAGGCTGCTAAAATTTTGACGGATGTTGTTAATGAAGATACTATGCCAGAATCGCTGTTGGACTTGAGGGTTAAGACATTTGATAGAGGCGATGTGACGCTGAGAGAACTCGGTGTAACTAAATTTTCAGAATTGACAAAGAAAGGGGGTCAGGCATTTGCAGGTGGTGCAAATGATAGGACCACAACATTGCTTGCAGGAGATATTCAACAACATTTTGGTGAAAATTTTGGAAGAATCACTGCACAAAATGATTTATGGCATAAGTCTAACCGTGCTCCAGGAACAAGTCATAGAACAGGTAGAAAATTAGACTTCACTTTAAATGATGCTGATTATCGTGGTGGACATAAAAGACTATCAAAATATCTTGCGGAAAAATATGGAATGGAAGAAGGTAAAGATTTCAAGATAATATCTAGACCACATGGCGACGGCCCACATATGGATTTTGAATTGACGCCTTCTGGTGGTAGAAAAGTATCGGCAGTATTAGAGCCTAGGACAGAGAAAGAAACTGAAGTTTCTAGAGAAGCAGCTTTACCAGCACAAGAAAAGCCAAATAAAATATTTGTTGCTGGTCTAGAAGATAGGGGTGAAAATTTTAAAGAACAATCTGCTAGAATGGGTGCAGGAACTAAATCATTTAGACACAATTCTGATGTAAATGATATTATCAAATACGCAAAAGAAAATCCAGATGCACCAATAACACTATTTAGTGCGGGAAATAAACACCTAAAGAGATTATTAGATGCAGGTATTGATGCCCGTAGAATAACCATGTCTGAGCCATATAAACCAGACCCTGATACTGTCAGAGATTTTACTGCAAAAGGTGGAAATTATATATATGGCGATTCATTTTCTACTGGAAAATTTAGAGGCGTTGATGAATTACCAAATGCGAGAGCAAGACCCGGAAAAACACATTTTGATTCTATTGTACCATCTGCTATTCCAGTCCAGGAAAAGTCTCCACTAGAAACTGCATCCACACAACCACAGGCAGAAGGTGCTAATAAAATTAAAAAGGTTTTGGATGCAGGAAAGGGGTATACTAAAGTTGAGTATGAAGATGGTAGAGTAGAATTGAGAAAAGGGCAATTTGGATGGAGAAATAACAACCCAGGAAATATAATAGCAGGAAAATTTGCGGAAAGTCAAGGTGCGATTCCAGGCGGTGGAAGATTTGCACTATTCCCAACGCTTGAGGCCGGTAATAAAGCGAGAAGAAATTTACTATTTGAAAGCGATTCTTATAAAGATTTGACAGTATCAGAAGCAATAAGAAAATGGGCACCACCGTCAGAAAATAATTCTGATGATTATGCGAGGAGGTTTGCTGCTGCCGCAGGTGTTCCACTTAATACTAAAATGAAAGACTTCACGGAAAAACAAAGAAATTTGGCAATGAAGTCTCAAGAAACCATTGAAGGTAATGCTCCAGGAACCATAGAAGTTATTAGAGAAGGTGTGTCACCAGCACCAGTACAAGAAGAGCAAAAAATAAATCCAATCCCAGGAACTGCTATTGTAGAGAAAGAAGATGAGGTTCCAGCAAAATATGCTGGTGGCGAAGTTCAAACAAGAGGTGATACGGCAACAGTAATAAATGATAAAGGGGAGCCTCTAGCTAGAATCAATCCTGATAAAGAACAAATATCTCTTACTGGTACAGGAAATATTGATGTTCAACCAACATACAGAACTGATCCAAGGGCACTAGAACAACAGAACGCACAAAGACAAGAAGTTGGAAATATTAATATAGATGATAGAATGCAGGAGATGTCTACAAATATTATGAATCAGGTCAGACAAATGATTCCACAAGGAGGCAATCCAAATTGGGAATCTATGATGACTTCTATGGCAGCAGCAAGGACTTTATCTGAAAGCCCATCATATACGTTCTCCAATGAATCGTTTAGACGGGCTATGGCTGGTGCTAGATTTGAAAAATCTGGTGATTCTGCACTCGGCGGACATTTTGAAGTAGCCAACAGTAATTTGACATAAAAAAAGGGGCATTTCTGCCCCTTAATTCTTAGTCGTCTGCCAAAGCACGGAATGCTTTTAGATCATCATCGTCATCATCCATATCAAAATCACTTGATACTGATTGACGCTTGGAAGCAGAAGCAAAAACATCTTCAGTTGGTGCAGAACGAACAACCTTGGGTTCTGACTTCAGTTCCAAAACATTCTCTAGTTTGGCTTTTAGTTCATCATAACTCTTGAAGTTGCTTGGATCAATAAATTCCTTAAGAGTATATTGCTTGTTCCAAACTGCTTCCATCTTAGAGTCATCATTCGATAATGGTGAAGGGCCATCAAACAAAGACATATCATAGTTACGATAACCATCCACGTTACGAATACGAAGTTTGAAGTTCGCACCTTTCCAGAAATCAAATGGATTGAAAGCATTTGTTGGATTATACTGTGGATGTTCTGGTGAACGACCCTCCTCGTCAAATGGAGGATGCATTGCCTCACTGATCTTGTCAAAAATCTTCTTGCCATAACGGAATAGAAACACCTTACCTTCATTTTCAGGATGCTTGGGATCAGAGATGACATAGATGTTTGAGATGTAAGTTAGACGACGTTTTTGAAGACGTGCTTGCTTACGTTGTGGAGAACCTTCATCAGAAGAAGCATTCCAAAGAACAGTATTATACTCTGAAACAGGGTCTTTCTGATTTAGTGTTGTCAGTGAGTTTTCAATATACCACTTTCCTGTTGGGCCTTTGAAACCATGAGTCCAAACACGAACCCAAGGAAGTGAATCTCCGTCTGCATCTGTGGTTGGTAGGAAACGAATTACAGCCATACCATTTCCAGACTTATCAACATCTGGTTGCCAGAAACGATTATCACCACCCTTTTCGGATTCTGGTGAATTGATCTTGGCAATTTCCTTGGCTAGACGGTCTAGTGAACCTGATGATTTTTTGAGTGTAGCAAAGTTTGACATCGTATTTTCTCCGTATTGTTTGTATTACAGCTTGTCCACATCATTCATAACAATAAGTGTATTATGACACGAAACTCTCTCCATGTCAAGAGTATTTATAATCCATTTCAGCAAATTCTGCTTTTTTCTCTTGGAGAGTTTTGCCAAGATGCTTTCGCTTGTTGCCACAGAGGTGACAAGAACAATTCTTTAGATGTTCTGCGTTTTTGGTAGTCCAATCATCAATAAACTCGTCATAATTTGATTGGACATAATATGAATGTGAAAATTTGTTCCGTGCAACCTTTTCTGCTTTATTACGCATCTTCATCTTCTGATGACGACGATCTGCACGTTTCTTATTCTTTGTTGGAAAATCATCCATGATATTCATCCATTTTCTGTTTGAGAATTGTCTTCAGTTTAGTCTCATCATAATCTAGGAAGGGTGTAACCTTCTCACACTTGATTCTGATCTTGGACCAAATTACATCATCTTCTCCTATAGTGCTGTTGAACTTGTCTGAGAATTTAATGAAACGGTTGAGAACGCCTAGAGTATCTATGCCGATAACTCCATTCATGTGTAACTGAATGATTTGTGGATATTGGTTTTGTTTGGTTTGAAACAAACATTTTATATTAGATACTGACATGAATGCCTTCTCTAGTTCATTCGTAAAAGTATATGAGAACGACTGCTTTCTTCTCATATACTTTATATATGTATCATGTCCTTCTTCTTCAAGATAATCTCCGACCCAAGTTTTATCTATCAGGATGTTTGATACAAATAGGTCTACAAGTTCTTGGTCTTCATATTTCTTACTCAACTTATCAAAGAAGAATCTATCACGTCTTTTTTCAAAGGCTGTGATAGATGCTTTTGTCTTTCCTTGATATTTAAAGAAGTCATATGTGGGTCTACTGAAATGGTTCTTGACTGATAGGTACAGTTTATAAGTATCAAATGGTGATAGTTTCACACAGTATAACCTCGTTTGAGAAACTTTTGTGTTCTATAATCGGCCACCATATCTTTATTGTTGACGATTAGTTTTTTATTTTTGATCGCATGATACATTTCTTCGGAGATGTATATCTTATGATCTATCAAAGAATATGACACGCAGCAATGTTTATAGTCAAAGTCTGCAAGCAATTCTTCTCGTGTTCTATAATCAGTCAATATGATTTGAATTGGAATTTGATTGTAAGTCATATCAAAATTATAAACTGATCGAATGTTTGGATTATTACGATATTTTGATTGAATCTCACACTTATTAGGATCACCATATTGACGAAGCCAACTTTTAATATCTTGTGGTGGAGCAATTATGTAGATATCAATATCTCTCACTTCTTCACTGTTGAAACGAGATGGAAAAAATCCACCAGTCAAAACATAATGTTCTGATATCGGATGTATTACTGACATTCTCATCACATCATTGGCTGCTTTTTTCACAAACATAATTTCGTCGTAAACTTCTTTCTTTTCAAAATACATAATATCACCTCAAAGGGGAAGTTTAATGGTATTTGATTTTGGTAGGTAGTTAAGTTCTTCAGCTTCTACTTTGATCTTACTCTTGAGTAATGGAGATAGAAGTTTTGCTGCTACTTCTACCTCCATATCTCTTTCTTCACAATACATAACCACAGCATCCATATATGAAACATCTTTCATATAGACGATTTCTTCAATATCAAGAGAGAACTTCAACACTTCATCATTTTTCATCATAACAAGACTCTTTAGTTGTAGGGTTGTAGTGAATGGTCGAAATCGTCTCTATCAACTGTGATGAATGAATGGCTGACAATGTTGAACTCATCAAGTTTCTTGAGGACGATATTTACATCAAAGTTCTTACACGAAAACAAATCGAACTCAATAAGTGAGGGAGAAACTTCATCCCATACGTGAATAGATAGATGCGAAAAGTCTAGAATGGCAACCGCAGTGTGTCCTTTGTTACCTTCCATATCAGAATATACAACAAGTGGACCACCAATAACTTTCATACCAACTAGGTCAATAACTTCGCAACACCAATCCGAAAGAGCAATTGCTTCTCTTGGTGGATTGTTAACATAAGCACGAACTATAACGTGTTTGTGTTCACGCAGTATGGGTTTTTTCATGGCATTAAGTTTATCTACCTCCGAATAAAAAGAAAATGGCAGTTTTGTTTGATCGTGGATAACTGCCAACCACTAGTACAATACGGATGTACCCGACTGATATATTCTGTTTCGAGGTCAATCAGTAAACCCAATGAGATTAAGCCGCTAGGCGTGTCTCAAATGGAGCATTATCGTTTGCTGCCTTTACGTTGTTTGGACTAATTTTCGGTCGTTCCTTACCGGTATCTCCACTTTCTCCAATACGTCTGTCGATCCTATTTCGCCCCCATCAAAGATACACTGTCTGCACCATGCATCAGCTCTCTCTTTAATGTTTTAGATATCATATTACATCAAGAGTGTTTTGCCTTAAAACTAAACTAATCAGTGTATCTGTGGTGGAGGCGTTGGGTACTGCCCCCAAGTCCAGTCCGTTCTTCAATTGCTTCAACGATACAGTCTTATTTATACCACACCCACACCAGGAAGTCAAGCCCTTTTTCTCTTTTTGACTCTCTTTTTATATTCAGGAAAACTCATCAGATATTGAAATTTGCTTGAAATATATTCTTCATACAACTTCTGATTATTTTTATAATGGTGAATGATAGATTTTGTTTTGGCTTTAGATACACTTTTGCTCGTAGTATTATCATAGCCACCCATATCAATATCCACCATCTTTAACTTGAAGACAACGAATGCCTTCCTCTCTCCACATATCAACAACCATTCCACGATCATCTAATGCCATATATGGATCATAGCCGTCAAGGCGAATGTTTTTTAGAATCTCACGCTTGACGATATTATCATCCCGATAATCACCTTCTTCACGCATATATACCCTATCATAAACTCCTTCAAGACCAGCCTTTTCAATCAACCACTGTTCTGTTACTCCACGATATTCATCAGATCGTGCTGTAACAATGAGAATCGTATTACCTGCTTCCTTGAGAGTTTTTACCAACCAGATGATATCTTCATATGGAGTATCCATCAATGCTTCTGAATAATATGCAGTCCAATTTTTTGGGCGAACGTAAAGATAATGTTCCCTGTGGTCGGAATCGGCAATGGTTCCGTCCATATCAACCAGAATCACTTTTGACATGATTAGCCTTTCTTTTGGTCCCTATGATAAGTTAGGATTTTATCAAAGAGAGTTTCAATGTAGTTCTCTTTACTTTCTATGAAGACTTGTGGCTTTGGTAGATCATCAGCCAGAATTATAATCACGATTTGGTCTATGACAATTTCTGTCCTTTCCTCATACATCAAAGCATATGCCGTTGCTTGTTCGAAGTAGTCCTGAATGTGTTCTTTTCTTTTCTCTTTCCTCGATGTCTTGAAATCAATGATTGAAAGAGTTCCGTCAAATTCAGCTATCACATCAGTTCTTCCAGCAAGCAACATCTTCTCGGAGTAAAGAGATGCTTCTATGTGGTGAATATTGTCTATTCTATCAACATCTGCTCGAATGTCAAGGAAATTCTGCTTGAGGTCCAGCATAAGATTTTCTGTTAGTGTTTTCACGGGAACATTTTCAAGATATTTTTCAAGCAGGTTATGAACTTTGGTTCCACGAGAAGATGCTTTAGCAGAAATTTTATTTGCTTCTTCATGTCCGACTCTATCACGCCATGCTTGAATTGCTTTCTTTTTGAAATGACCAAGCATGGTGGTGACAGATATTGCGTGAGTTCCGTTTGGTAGTATGTAAGTCCTTTTTCCGTCTTTTTCAAATTTGTCTAGTGTCACAAGTTCAGGGAGTCCTGATACATAACGAAATTGTTTCATTTCTTTTTGATCCGTTTCTTAGGTCTTGCTGGTGGGGCCTTGGAATCTTCTTCTTTTGGCTTACCAAGAATCATCTTGGTCTTTATCGTGCCACCAATTTTTCTCTTATACTTATTTCCACCAAGAACCTTTGTTTTTTTACCAGTTAGTTCAGTTGCACTTCTTGGAGAAATAACAGGTGCTTTGATTTTATTTTTGATGATATGCTGCATTGGACCAGAAAATTCTCCCCAAACATTACGAGCATCAGCCTGAGTTTTGAAATCCTCTTTCATGATATTGATGAAGTCTTTACTACCTTGTTCTGATTTGTTTGTTCCGGCAGCAACAATCTTACGACCTTTTGATGGTTTGTAAAGAACCACAGCAGAGATTTTTCCATCACGCCTTACTGCTTTGATGTGTGAATTGGAAATGTCAGAATGAATGACTTTAGATTCTTCGTCGGAACCAGATTTCTGACCAGCATAACCACCAAGTTTAGAATATGAGTCACGAAGAATATCGTGAATATCCTGCCTGTGAAGCTCACGATATCTTTCATGGTCTGGATTGAATCCTGGATTGAGGAATTTTTCTTCTAAGAATTGTAAAAAGGTTTCCATTGTTGTTCCTTATCAGGGATTTGTTTTTTGTTGTATGTTAGCAGCTACTCTTTTAAACCAAGAAGGTGAATCGCCATAGTTTGTGTATGTTGGTTTTCCTTCTCGTCGTCTTGCTCCCGCTCTTTTAGCCCATTCTTCATCTTCTCTGCCCATATGATCCGCAAGTCTGGCAGCCTTATATGCTTTTTGCTCACGTTCGCCAAATCCATGATCAACAATAACAAGATGTTCTTCGCCAGTATCTGGGTCCGTCGAAACTCCCCAATTTCCAGGTTGCGAATAATCCATTGGAGGTGTGCCAGTTTCAATCTGGTGCTGAAGAAGATTTTTGAAAAGTGGATGTGAAGTTATAGCATCCAGCTTTGCTTCATTTGCAGGACCAGTGTCGTGATATGCCCCTCTACTCTTATGCCATTCTCTTTCTAGAGCACGAATCAAATGATGAAAAACTATTCCGTCTGGATGACTATCTGTTCTAGATATTTTAGTAAATTCTCTACCAGATTTTATTCTACGAGCATAACCAGCTTCTGTCCATCTATGCTCCTTAACATCATGAGCATGTAGTTCTGGGAATATCCCATTTTTATTTCTTGTATATGTCCCATCGGGATTTCTAATATAGATACGCCATTTGTTATTTTTTTCATCTCCCGTTACAGGGTCTTTCATTCCGTTTTCGGCTTCATTTTGCATAACACCTAAAGGCGTTTTATTACCTAGGCTCTTATGTGCTTCATCAAGAGGTGCAGGTTGTGCAACTTTAAAAACGGTAGGGACTTCAGTTTCTTTTCCATCAAGAATTATGGTGTTGGTTTTATCTGGTTCTGTAATATTTTTAGTTCTATCTAAAGGTGCATCTGGAGAAGGTCTAGTGACCATTTGTGGCAACAATGCCAATCTTGATGACCCTGATGCAACTTCTCCGAAACCAGGGTTTTCACCAAGACGCCTTGCAGCATCTCCCATAGCAGTAATCATCGGACCACTAAGTTTGTCATGATTATCCGCCTTTGTAATGGCATGTAGAATATCTGGATGAATTTTATGTTCTACTGCAAGTTCTTCTCTTATCTGCTTGAGAGTTTTCATATCCCCATCTCTGTTCTGGTGACTATATAATCTTTCACAAGCCCAGACCTAACAATATCTGGCTTGTCAAATTCAATATAATCAAATCTGTTCATTTGTTTAGTTATATTTATAAACTTCATGAGTCCAGATTTATCTTTATCGTTAGACAAGTCGGTTTGTCTAAAGTCACCACAGAAAACAATCTTGGAATCGTCACCCATACGAGTCATGACAGTATCGAGTTCACCGAATGTCATATTCTGGAGTTCATCAACAATCACGATTGCGTTTTTGAATGTCACTCCGCGAAGATATGATGTTGTCGTGAATTGAACTAGCCCTTTCATTTTTAGAATATCATATCCATCACCACGACCAAACAAATCATCACAGATTTCTTTGTATGGTTCTTCATATACCTTGATCTTCTCTTTGATATTGCCGGGAAGGAAACCCATATCTCTTGATGGCACTACCGAACGAATGATAACAACCTTATCACATACAGAACGGCCTTTCAATACTTCTTCTAATGCTAGATAAAGAGAGATGAAAGATTTACCTGTTCCAGCGAATCCATGAAGTATCAAATTCTGCCCGTCACGATATGAATCAAATGTCTTTTGCTGGTTTGGTGTTAGTGGATAGATTGTTCTAAGTTCAAAGTGTGTTTTTGCTTGTTGAACTTTGCTTTGTAGTTGTTCTCTCTTTACTTTTCTTTTTGACATAGTGTCTCCTTTATGTACGACAAAGGGCCTACCTTTCGGCAAGCCCTTTGTTTTAACTTTGGATTGATAGTTAAATTTGTTACTCAATTAAATTTCCGTTTTATTATGCTTTTGCAGATGCTGGTTTAAATTACCTTTGCCTCTACACAATTTACCGCAGACATTACATTCATATTTAGGAACTTTGTATTGTGCAATTCTATCCAAATCTTTTTCTTCGTCTGTTTTGATACGACCTTTATTCCAAGGAATCTGTCCTATGTGACTCGTCCTCATTTTCTCTTTAGATTCCTTTGTAAATTTATAACCAGTTAGTGGATGTCCTTTTGTTTTAAATCTTTTCTTTTGACTGATACCTATAGTTTTTCTGGTTTCATCACTTATAATTCTATTTTTCATATAGAGTCTTTGTACTTCTTTTATGGCTTCGGCAGAACTAATTTGACCAGATAGCATTTGCCAAGCAATTTTATCTTGCCAGTGACCTAAGTCCTCCCATAATTGCTTATGTAAAGCAGCATGTTCTTCTACAGTAACAGTGACGAGATTAGATGGGTCATCCGATCCACCCATATGTTTTGGTATGATATGGTGCTTGTGATAAATAGTCATGGCTGGTGCTCCTTTCAGCATTAGAGTGGTTGGATGCTGGTAACATCGCGAACCACAACTATTTATAATATATCAAATCTCTTTAGGTATAGTCCATCTCTTATTACCAATTGCTGTAGCACCAGGAGTCTTTGCTTTTATCTTTCCCAAGACATATTTCTGAAAATCATTTGACGGCTTGGTAATGCCAATGTTGGTGGGATCAGCAATGCTAACTTTTGAATATACTCGTTCCATTGTGGTATTTGTCTTTTCAAACTCTACCATCTCTGAAATAGTCATAGATAGTTCTACGACTTCACCTGTTTCAGTATTTTGATATGTATAGTTGGGCATTCAAATTCCTTTCATAATACTATTTATCATTCTGTCATCCACAACGGTGCTTCACGGTTGGTCCATTTGTGAAGATGTGATTTACCATGCTTGTAATAATTGCGGTAGTTCACGACAGAATCTTCTGAGATTATATATGAATCATCCATAGCAGGTGGTGGTTGAGTGAAATTTGCGGGAGAGATATTGTTAGGAACATCTCGAAGAACACTAGCCATCGTTTCACACTTATGTTTCTTGCCGTAACGATAAGTGTATTCATCCAGTAGAGCAATGAAATGGTCATATAGCCAAACATAATTAGCAGTAGATTGACGACACCAAATAGCAGAAGGATGATTAACATGAGTTGCTGAATATAGAGCACTCTCACGATCATCATCCAATACCCAACGCTTTACATTTCGGTGCCTAATTGGAAGAGAACCATTAACGACTTTCTTTTCTACAGTCAGTTTGCCGTCAAGCACACGATGAGCAGTTGATAGAAGTTGGGCACTCTCAAGAATCATTTTAACACAGTGACTATTAACGAGACATTGAGCAGCAATAGTCGGGTTTTTATCTACATAGAAGACGTTCATTCTTGTGTTTCCTTTTCCGAGAATATGCCTTCTTATTTTTTACGACCTTTGGTTTGAATGGAGTATCCTTCAGAAACAGAATCGCGGCACTCCGGGTTTTCCTTGGCTTCTTCATTTTGTTGCCTCAACTTCTTTTCTCTCAATCGACATTCCTTGATAATAGCAGATCGTCTATCATCTGTAAACCATTTCCAGTGTTGAATTTCATCAATCATACGAAAGCACCCGGAACAATAATCTGTTCCAGGTGCCACCTTACAAACTTTGATACATGGAGTAATCATCGGAGAAGATCACGAACGTCTTCAACTGCATCCCAATCAGATTCAACAGCATGAGCCTGCATAACAACTTCCGAAGAATCAGGCACTCCCAAAGAAGTCATATCCATAACGGGAGTATCATCTTCATCATCTTCTACCGAAGCAGCAACAGAAGCGGTAGCAGCAGTAACAACAGCAGCAACAACCTTCTTCACCTTGTCGGGTTTATCCCACTGATTAAGATCAACATCCGAATCCTTGGTCATTGTGTAAGAAACAATCTTACGCCCAACCTTAGTTGCCTCAATTTCAAAGCCAAGTTCCTTTCGCATCGTATTCACAAACTTGGTGGCATACTTTGCGGTGAGAGCATCATTGATAGTATCAACATCAAGCGTTGCATTCTTGCGAAACATCTCAGCAATGATCTTGATATGCTTGATGCCCTGGCCCTTGAAAGTAGTAGCAGTCATTTTCATTTCTCCATTTCTCATTGACGATGTAAGGATTATATCACACTTTAGTTCTAGGTCAAGCACTTTCTTTCATGTATTCGTAACTCCTCCGTTCGTCTGCCAGTTTGAGCAACTGAATAACTTCGTCACTCTTCTTCTTATACTTTTTAGAAGTCATGACATACCGAACGGAACCTGCACACCAATTGTGATCAGCATACATGAGAGCCAAACGAACTTTCTTGGGCAAACGATCATAAGCATTCATAGACTGAGCAATGGAATACTTGGAAGCTTTTCCAGAAGAATTGTTCATTTGGTGATCTCCCTTCCTCATCATGTAGACATTATAGCACACTCAGCGAAGATGTCAAGCACTTTAATCCCACCAAAATTCAATAGTATTAGAATCAACCATACGAATTTCGGAAAACTTTGGTGCCATAAACATCATCGGTGAAATGAGCACTTCCACAACCGAGTATGCATTACGAAGATTGCCAATATCGATCTTTAGTGAACCATCCCAACGATCAGAAAGCATATTAGCAGCAAGCACTGTAATTTCTTCTCGGTCATGAAGCTCGACAATATGATTTAGGAGTTCAGGATTCCGAAACATACGATACTGCGAAAGGATTTCCCGAACCTGTTCCGTAGCAATAGCAGTAGGCATTTGTTTCTCCATCAAAGGATTGCGAAAGGTTCATTCTCATCAACCAGAATATGAGTCCTCAAATTCTTATTGTTGAAGACTCGAATCGGGCGGAACAATTCAACTGTATGTTGAACTGCACCACCATACTTTACACGAGAATCAACAACCTTTCCCATGTAAGGAGTCGAATCCAAATAAACACCACGAATTGTTTGTCCGGTACGATCCCAACCCATGATATTCTCCATTAGCCGAAGGAACGAGCACTCTCAACTTCATCGGCAATCTCATCCCAGCATACTGCCCAGAGATCACCTACATGATGAAGATAAAACTTCCGACCATCAACTGTCATGCAGGCTTTATCAATTATCGCATACCAAGCATCCCAATACCATTCGTTGTCATGTGGACCATACGCAACACAAACAACATCAGGATCACCCACATCAAGACCCCATTGAGTCATATCGAAATCCTCAACGAAGTCCTTGGGAATGTAAATTCCACGAGAGTCTGCCAGAAGAAATTCCCGCGTGTTCATGAACAATCTCCTTTCCTCATCATGTAAACATTATAGCACACTCAGCGAAGATGTCAAGCAGCAAGTTCCTTTGTAATCCTAAACTTCTCTGCCAGATCATCAAAGTCAACAAGGCTAATATCGACTGAGTGAATAATCAAATCATGAGGGCTGTTCTTTAGAACCGGAAGTTCACTAATAATATCGTAAACATTTTCACCAGTCATTTCGTCCAGTTCAAGATTGTTAATCACTCCAGCAAACACAACCGAGAAGAGCCACGTTTCACGATTCGTATATCCATTGTAAGACATTTTGATTTCCTTTGTTGAAGATCAGTCTGCTTTAGGCGACGAGCTTATAAGGTTTATTCCACTTGCCGACATTGATATTAACATACCAACCAACATCGAAATAGTCAACCTCAATTCGTGAATTGTTGTGGTTTCCAGTATTCAATGCTTTGACTAGTTCCATAAGGAACTCTTTTACATCACCACTATAATGTTTATCGACATGATGTTCATTCACTTGAATATAATCTGAAACTTCTACATTTGTCGTATCTTTAAGATTTCTAATGAAATCAAGTTTACCGGATGAGATATTGCACACGATTGTGGAATGATGGTCTACAGCAAAGGTGGCTTTGACGCCATACTTCTTGAGAATCGGCTTAGCCAAAGCAACAAGTTCAGCCTTTCGTTCTTGGTTCATATAAGCCATGCTAAATCTCCAGAAAGTTGGCGAAGGTGGTAGGAATTGAACCCACATTTTCGGGTTTGGAAGCCGACGTGTTACCGTTACACTACACCGACAGAATTACCGAATCTTACGGCGGCGAGAAGGTTTGCAGACAGTAACTTTCTTCTCACCAAACTTCTTCATCTCCTTTTCGATCAGAGCACGAGTATCAGCCTTGGACACAAGAGACTTATTCAGAACGATAGACTTTTGAATCGCCGTCATCAGCCATCTCCATCTCTCATCATGTGAACATTATAGCATACTCATAGAAGATGTCAAGAGGAAAATTATTTAGTAAAATCAGAAAGTTGAGGCTTTGGGCCAAAGTATTTGCGGTGTTCTTCCCATGCCTCATACAACTTTTTATGAGAATCAGAAATTTCCATTATGCGACGAAACATCATATCCTTTTTATTGAAAAAAGACCAATCTTTATAATTACCGATCATATCATACATGAAATCGTGAGAACGAAGTTCGTCGTTGAATTGCTCCAGAGTCATACGTGTTTCTCCATCTCTCATCGTTGAAACAGTATAGCACACTCACAGAAGAAGTCAACAACAAACTTCGCCTAGAAATCAGAGGTAAGCAGCACCATAGGCACCGAGACCCTTACCCCACGAATAATCGTCGTCAAAGACACTCCCGCGAATATGCTTGGCAGGAGCTTTCCACGATGCTGCCTTGAAGATATTACCATCGAAATCGAGGAAACAATATACCGACGCAGAACCGTGAGAGTTGTCAACAATCTTAATATACTTTCGACCGGGCTTGAACGTCAGAGTAACCTTAGAACCACGATCTTCAGAGCACTTCGCCTCAATGTGATTCAGAATAGCATCGAGAGAAAGCACTTCTTCATCTTTGACAAAGTGGATATTGGTCATCTGATTTCCTTTCCTCATCATGTGAATATTATAGCACACTTAGCGAAGATGTCAAGCAATAAATTTCTGCTTTTTACGAATTGTATACCACTCCCCAGTTTCTTCATTCAGCACACACCAATCTTCAGCCACATTTTTGAAAAGAATAATGTATGTAGGATCGAAATACACATCAAACAGAGCATCATCGATCATAATGGAATACTTCTTGATGCGAGTATAATTATCTTCTGCATCATCACCAAGAAGAATTGAAAGTTCATACCTATCTTTTTCAAGATCAGGAGTAACTGGATTGAGGTGTGCGAAGAAACTTTCCTGCCAGTAACCCCAATTCATATTGGGATTCACTTTGTGAAGAAGAATATCAGCAATAGAAGATGCTTTCAGCACATTGACGAGATCGTTGATAGTAACTTTCATTGTGATATTCTCCTAGTTGATTGACAATCTTCAGTTACAGAAATGCCAACTCAAATTAACGCCAGAAGCATAACCAACCAAATCACCATCCTTGAAAACAGAAAACTCAAAGCCTCGATTTTTACCAAACTCAATTGCTTCTCCGAGAGAGTCGAAAACATCGTCAGAGTAGTAACCGAAGTTCGCGAAATAAATCTCATACATAAGAGCATCCTTTCTCAAGAGCATGGGAGTATATTACACACTCCCATGCTAGTTGTCAAGAGGAAAATTACTGGAACGTACGTTCCATTACCATATCGATTTCCTCAATCACGTCAGACATAATCAGTGCCCTATCGGGCTCTTCGAAATCAACGCGAACGCAATTGTATTCCCAAACCCAAACCATATCCTTGTGATTCTTGAAAACCTTTCCGTTCTTAATAACTTCGACCATCTCATCAGAAGTAGCAACACCAAGTTTGATGGCAGTGCCACGACGATAACCATAGCCGTTAGACTGTTCGAGCATAACAACAACTTTGCCAGTCGTGTTCTTCGGAACCTTACGGCCCTTCACAACCTTAACTTGGCAGCCTTTCTCAATTCGAGTATTCCGAGAAAGAGCATCATTCAAACGCTTATCAAAAAGCATCTTGATAAGATACGTCTTGTAAGCAAGTTTCACAGCATCAGTGGCATCAACTTCCGCATGGGAGTTGGAGCACCAATCATAATCGGATACACGAACAATAACAGTCTTGGGCTGGTTCTTCTCAGAATCCCAGACAATGGCTTCGTCAGCAGAACCCCAAACATCAGACATGATCCGATACGAAACATTCCGAAGAACCTGGAGAACGTGACCGACGTATTCAACAGACTTCACAGAACCATCACGATTCAGAAAATGGACTGCCATGAGGTGTTCCTTTCATCAGCGTGAGAGTATAATAACACATCCGTAGAAGAAGTCAAGAGGAAAAATTAGTCATCATACTGTACGTGCTTTTTAATTACCCACCGTTCAACAACCCATCGTCCGTTCTCGTCCTCATCAACAATGACGTGAACGGCGGTTTTAAGAACAAGTGCCTTTCGTACTTCTGTACCAGAAGGCCCAACAAAAATCAAGTGGGGAAATTCTACATTTTTTCCACCATGAGCCTTGGGCGAAAGAACCATATCAGGATTCTTCGCATATTCAAATACATTATTATCGACAGTAAACCGACCTTGAACCTTGTAACCTTGGTTATACGGAGCGAAAGCCATAGAAAACCTCCCTGTCTCAATGACAAGTAGATAGTAGCAAATTCACAAACCCTCGTCAAGAGGAAAATTCCCAAGCTCAACGCACATCGGTATTGAGCTTGGGCTTCAGATCACGAATCAACTGACGTTCAACATCGTGTGCCGCAGTTTTACCACGAACAACTTCGATAATCTCTACCGTGAAAGCATCTGGGCCATACTTACGAATGGCTTCACACAGCTTCCACGTCCTGTTTTCTGTCATAGCACGTTGGACGTGTTTCAGCCAACGTCTACGGAGAGATTTGACCGGAGAACCATTCTCTACATGAGTCATGCCAATATATACCATTGACTTGATCTGAATCTTGTAGATCAGATGGTTCCGGTCAGAGCGTTTTTTCCGTCGTTTCGTCATCATGCAAGCATTATAGCACATCCATCATGCTTGTCAATCACTTTTTTGCATGACAGATATACTAAAAATGCATAACTAAACGGTTATTATTTTGTATTATAGAAATCTTCTAAATCATCATAACTATGCTGAATTTTGTCCCATTCTTTTTTCCAGTTTTTATTCTTTCTTTTCTTTTCTGTACTTTTAGTTTTTAATGGTTCATCATCGTAATATTCATTATCATAATTATGGTTGATTTTCTTAGATGTATTTCTATGTTTCATGAATAAAACCTTTTGTCCTTTCTGTTATGCTAGAATATCTGGAAATGCTTCTTTCACAATTCCATAAGTTAAGCCTTTTACGGCATTCTTTTTCTTGCGAATCATATTAGCAAAAACCTCTGCTTCTTTTGATTCGAGAGATTCGAGTAACTGAATGAGAAGTTGTTCCCTTCGTCTCATAGTTAGATTTGGAGATGCCCTTGGATCATCTTTTACGAATAGATATACCTTCTTCATTTCTTGGTGCAGGTTATTATAACCTAATCCTGGTGGTGCTCCTGATGATTTATATGGTGGCACATCATCAAATACAAACTGTACGTTGGGATCGAACATACCTTTCAATACACTTTTGAGTGCATATGATTGATTGAACTGTAGAACCAGAACTCGATCTTTTGCAGTTTTTGCGTTTGCCACCTCATCAAAGATTTCATAGATGTTTTTCATTGTTGTTCCTCAAAATTCGTCTGCGACTTCGATTAGACTCTTTAGTTTGTTTCGCATGAAGTACTCAACCATATTCATACGGCTTGACGGCTTGGATGTTTCATATGCTTCAATGATAGCAGATTTGATACCATCTGGCACATAATCCAAATCAACCAGAACTTGATTCCTCTTATATCCACGGATCATAACTTCTGTAGTGCAGAAGTCTTCTGGCGGTGAAGATAACCATTCTGTCAGTTTCTTCTTGGAAATAACCTTCTGCCTTTCACCAATCACGAATGTGTTATCCGGCGATAGAAAGTTTGGCACTCCGTCACCACGATCACCCTTGATAATGTGTTCCTTGATAAAGAGTTGTGGATTTTCTGTCTTGATGAAACGCTTGAGAATTGGACTGTATTGTTGGACGTTATCAAACTTCTGTAGTTGGACGAAATCCTTATCAGAAGATAGAATTAGCACATTCTCTGTCTTGGAATACTTTGATGCCAATACAGCAATAACATCGTCTGCTTCTGCACCTTCAACTTCGATAACAGGATATGGAAAGAACTGTTTTAGTTCATCACGAATCTTGTTGAGGGTTTCGAAGATAAGAGTCCAATCAAATTCTGATGCATCCCTGGCTTTCCTACGATTGGATTTGTAAAATGGAAATACTTCACGCCTCCAATATTTTTTGGAATCGCAGCAGATTACAAGTTTACCATATTTTGATTTGAATTGTTTAGTGTATGACCGAAGGCTATTGAGAACGATATGGCGAACCAAATCTTCTTCAATCTTGGTCTTCGCATTTCCATTGATTTGTTGCATCAGGTTGGAAATTAGAACCTGATTTAAATCCACGAGTATAATGACACATTCTCCATTAGTTATTGTTCACAACAGTATATATGAGTCATTCGTCGGTGTCAAGGTCTTCCAGTGAGTCAAGAGGAATAATATTGACGGATTCATCGATAAACTGATGAAATTCGTGCTTCAATTCTAATGAACGATAAATCAATGCTGATAGAATGCCGGTTAGGAACATGAAATCCTTTCCAAAGTCATCCTTCTCAATATCCAAACCATAGTTAGATAGTTCATGTAGCATGTTTGATGTCATGTCCTGAACCAGAATATCTGCAAAGTTTTGAATGCCCTTCTCCTTCATTTTCTCGACCATATCTTGAGTGAATGAAGGATTGTGGCGAACGATCTTTTCGGTAGGGAAACTTAGAATGTTATCGGTCATTTGATGATCCTTAGTAGAACTGTTTCTGTATTTATTCTTCCAGAGACTTTTGTAGGTTTGGTAGCAATTCCAGCCATTACTTTGCGAAGTGGAATCTTACCCGAAGAAAGAACTGCTTTGATAACATCTTCAGGCTTTCGCAGCTTTTTGGTTTCAGATGTCTTTTCATCAAAACCAACAACTGTAGTTCCACTCACATTCAAACCAGTTTCGCCGGAAGCATTCAATACAGTTAGGTTACGAGTCTTGGTATTGAACACCCATAGTTGAGATGCACCAACAATATCGGCTGGCTTAACCGAAGTTACATTATATGTTTCATCCTTTTCTTTATACTTGAGTTTAGATACGAGTGCTGTAGCAGGCTTTGCTTTCTTGGCCCGTGTTTTTCTAGGCTTCTTAGGAACAACAACAGTTTGAGTTTCACAAGCAGAAAGAATAGCCTTCACAAACTCCATATAACGCTTGATCTCAATCTTCTTGAGATGCGAATATGCTTCCTTTAGATCATAAGATTTGCCCTGATGTGCCTCATATAGTTCATCATACAATGGAGTATAGTGCTCCACTATCTTCTTAGCCATCTGAGGTTTAATTTCTCGGGACTTGAACCAAGAAACAACATCAAAGTTGGGCTTATATGTCTTACAGAAAACATCGATATGGTGTTCCAGATCAGAGATATATTCCGACAACTTTTGAGCAGTCTTTTCTTGAGTGGAAACTGTAGTTACAGTAACTTTCTTGGGCTTGAACGAATCGATAAGATCGTTCAGATTGGTAGAAACCTTCTTATGAATATGTTTAGGAAGACTGCCGCCCTTTGAAAGAATGCGGCAGTTCCAACCAATATTGCGTAGTTTATTGGCATCAACAGTGGCAACCTTTGATAAGATTGCCTTGTCTGTCTTCTTTGCTTTCAGAAACTCCAAAACAAACTTCTTGGCGTCTTCTGAATCATGGAAATAGTTAAACCAGTTGTAGGCACGAATAACTTCTAGATCGGTAGATTTGTTGGTGATAGTAGGTTCATCACCGTGATATTGGCTATCAATAGATATACCTCTAGCCATTTTTCGTTGCCCTTTCTACAAAGTCTGAGAAGTCATATTCACGGAAGTCCCTGATGAGACACAAACCATACTCACAGTATCCCACATCTTCTTCCATTTGTAAAGCAAAATCCCATGCTTCATCCAAAGTTTTGTAAACCTTTGATTTTCCAAAGTGATTTACGATTGCATCTACATCTGGAGTCCATGTATGTGATTCTACAATATATTCGGAATAGATGTTATCTATTGCCTGGGCATGAATAATTCTATATTCAGGCCCATATGTTTGTAGCACATAAATTCCATCATCTGCGGACATTATTTTCTCCTATTGTTTCGCATATTCTTGCGTTTTTTAGAACCAACTTTTCTACGACCAGAACGTGGCCGATTTTTATGTGGATGGGGCATATTATATTCTCCTTTTAAACTGCTTCTTCATAACGAATGTATTTCACAGAGTCTAATCTAAATGAACGCCAACCTTCGTTATCCAAATCCCATACTGAAAGAACTTTGTCATTTACAGCACGGGTTTTCTTTACTTCGCCTTCTTCAAGAACTTCTTGTTCAGGAAGATATTTAGAATTGAGAGTGCATCGCAATTCACGCAGAGTGCCGTCCTTCTTCTCAAAAGCAACGGTTGCAATCCATTCTTTGAGATTTGTCTTTAGTTGTTCACGGTCCGTCATGTTCTTCTCCCAAGATTTTGTGATCGTGTAGCAAGTCTACCACATATGATTCTAGAAGTCTAGCTAAAAGCACAGAGCAGACTAGAACAAAATCCATAGGTTTTCCGTATGCTACATAGTATATAAATGCTACTATTCCTTGAAAGTATATAGTCATGAAACAGACTACTAGTGGTGTTAAATACCACCTGACAACATAAGACTTAAATTCTTCATCAGTCATTTCATCACCTGAAAAATTTGGTTATACCATCAACAGCATTTGCAACAGAAAGATATGTTTCTAGTTCCTGATAACCTCCAATCAAAACATCGTTGAAGAAGATTTGAGGCGTAGTTAGTTTGGTTGTTGGTGGAAGAAGTTTTTGTAAGTCTTCTTTACTATAATCTGTGCCATACATAAGTTCTGTATATGGCATGTTATTCTTGGTCAAGAGTTCCTTTGCTTTGTCACACCAAATACAATCTGTTTTACTGTAGACTACTATCTTTACTTCATCTGTCATAGTTTTCTCCCAAGAGATTTGGCATCTTCTTCATCGGAAATATACATATATGCACCCTTGTTCGTGTATGGTGCAATTCTACTCTTTTTCCGTTCTGTTTCTTGAATAACTTCTTTCTTCTCTACAGAATCACGCTTCCACTTATAATCATCAATTGTGCTTTTGAATCCATTTGATGGAATAGTATCTGAAGTTGGTGCAACTTTCCTTGTTGGTGTATCATCAACTTCCAAAACACGCGAAACTCTTTCCCTACTCTTTTGGGCAGAAATTCCCATAGATGCTAGAAACTTTCGGTGTTCTTCTTGTGCCCGAAGAAATGATTTGGTTTTGGGCTTTGATTTCTTTTTGGATCGTTGGTTAGTGTAGATAATAGCCATGTTTCACCATAGGTTTAAAACCGACATTAGAATAAAAGCCATGATACCGATAACACTCAGGAAAACTATCATGGCTCTTGCAAGTTCGTACATATCATATCCTCTCTCATCATAAAAGTCAAGCGGTTTTTTAGTTAATACCGTCTCGTTCGTCAATCTTTCTAATAGTCCAGAAATCATCTGATAAATCAGTAGTTGTCATATAATCGTAAGGAAGATAATAGTATCCTTGATCTCCACATTCTGTTCCCCATGAATTATGAATTTCAAATAGTTTAGTTTCATCATCATATCCAGAACAAACAACAGCATGTCCGCCATCCATTTTATCATTGGTTCTAGGCATAGGAATTATACCTTTATTTGATTCAGCTTCATCCATTGAAAGGAATACTGAGAATCCAAATACAAATGGAAATCCTGATGCAAGGCAGGTTTTCAACTCATCTATTCGTGAGTTATCTAATCTGTAATATTCAATAGCCTTATATTTCTTGGCATTTGAATATGCTTTTTGTGTTGGCCTTTTCTTGAATTTTTTCTCAATGTAAGGCCAATATTTCTCATCACAGAAGCCATCTCTATTGATAGTTTTGATGCCGGTTCTAATCTCTGCACCAGCATCTTCGTTGATGGTTTTTTCATACATTCTTTCATTGTAATAGATGAAAAGCCTTGAAGGTCTAAACTCAGGCTTTTCTTGAGTGAACATTCTGTTATACATGAGTGCAGTTGAAATCGCATGGCCGGTACAAGAACCAATATCACCCTGATCTACAATTGGAGGCATTTTATTTCTTAGTGATACTTTGGGTGGTAGAAAGTCCGTTAGAGTAAGAGGACGAATTGAACCATATTTCTTGTCTCTAAAATCTGGTTTATCTGGTTTCCAGCCATACGATCTTTTCATTTTTTACCTTTTGCTTGTTCAAGTGCTCTCAATTTTCTTTTTAGAAATTCTCTTACATCCTGATTGGCTCTCATCATCTGTCTTTTAGTATTGACGATAGCATTTTCTATTTCTTTGGGATCAGGATTGTCGTTTACCTCACGGATAATCTGCCTTAGCGATTTCATTTAGATGGCTTTTTTCTTTTTGTTCCTTTTGGAACCATTCTGATGATGGGTTTTCCAGGCGGATGCTTTACCATTTTATTAGCTTCGCTACGAGGAATCATTAATTGTCGTTTAGCATTTTTAATTGGTGGTTTTGCTGCTGGTGGGACCACTTCTAATTTCTGAGCTTCTTCATCTGGACTTACAATGCCCCCTTGCTCAACATCACGTCTCCATGATTCTTTAAGTTCTCTTGATTCAGCAATAATTTGTTTGAGTGTTTTCATTTGAGATGTGTCCTTTTTAATCTTCTGCTTTTTCGCCACCAATCATTTTTAATGAATCGTCTAGTCTTAATAATTCTACTAGGTGTCCTGAACCAGCAAAATATACACCAGACTTTCTATTCAAAAGAAAAGTGTTCCTAGCATCATCAACTTTTTTAGCAAGTTTACCTGCTTTGTTTGGATATTCTTGCCAATTTTTAGGCCATGATAAACTTTCACCTTTATTTAGAAACATATTAACATTTTCTTTTGTTGCTGGCAATTCTGACAATTTTATAAAATCTACATCCTTTTCACTACACATGGAGAGAAATTTTTTCAGAGTAGCATCATCAAACTCTCTATCTTTAAGATATGCAATTTTTTTCTGTGCCTTCATAATACTATCAAATATACTCATGGAAGGTCTGAGAAGGTTTTCTCTTTGATTATTTACTTTAGTATTAGCAAATAATGTGTATAGATATTCTGGCGGATATCCTTTGACAGTCTTTTCAAATTCATGATCCCAAGACCCTTCATACTTAGATTTGTCACTAAATCCAGTTGTTGATGAAACATCTCCCCCATTACCTTCATACCAATAGCCATATTTACTACCAATTGTTTTAATTTTTTCAATCAACTCATCACTCAATATCAAAGGTTTCATGTGTTCCTTGCCGACATAAACTTTGTTTCCGTCAAATATCACGCCTCTTGGTGCTTCACTTTGTTTTTGTTCGTAAAGAAATTGTCTGAATGTTTTCATATTTTAAATTTTTCTAAGTGTTCTCTGGGTATAATTCTTACAGGTATAGTTTCATGACCACCTTCAATCGCTTTACCCAATCTATGAGTGCCATCCAAAACGTGCAAAGAACCATCCGGTCTATGTGTGGCAATAATCGGATATTTAATATCTGCTTTATCGGTTCTCATTCTTTCATCTTTTTCAGATTCACTACCTTTTCTTGCTTCTATATTATCTGACATTGATTTAGGATCAAGATGTTGAACTGGATATTTGTCTTTACCATCTTCATCCGTCTGTTCAGCATGAGCAATCAAATCTGAAACTTTGAATCTATATGATTCAGCATTATCACCTTCACCAAAACTAACACCTGCTGTCGCATCTGTAGATTCTTTTATAAACTGTTTAAATGACATCATTTCAGATGTGCCTTCCTTATTCGTGCAGAAAACCAATTGTTATAGTATTTATCATCCAACAAACTGTCACGAACAATAATCTCTTTGGTTTCAAGGTAAGTGCACCAACCTTTACTCCTGCATAGATGAAGAATTTCTTTTCTTACTTCATCACCATTCTTCACATCTTCATTCAACTGATCATTTGATCCAGTATATGTCATCCAATCAGATGAAACACGCATTCTCTTTTTCTTCTTATTTTTCTGATAAGTCTTTGATTTAGTAAATAATTTTTTACCAATATACTGCTTACCATTAGATAGATTGGTGATAAGATAGACAAATCCTACATTATCACCAATCATATCTTCTGTAAATTCATTTCCTTCATATAACCACATCATACAACTTTCAAATAATCTTTTATATTATACAATTTTGTCATGTATTGTGAAGGATTGTTTAGGACACTTTTCTCTAAATCGCCGTCTCTCCTGTCACAGAAATTAACTTTGAAATCTACATTATTAACTTCTTTGAATAATTTTACCATCTCTATAACAGAATATCCTTCACCATGACCTAGATTCTCTATACTATTAGACGGGTTATTTATTGCCTTTTCAATAGAATGGCAAATTTCATTCACATGAACATAATCTCTTATAGGAGAACCGTCTTTTGTATTATAATCTGTACCATATAGATTGAAGGTTCCTGTGTTCTTTGCATTAATTAAATTCCACATTAGACCATCAGGATTAGTTGGTGATTTACAATCGGCACCTATGACATTATAAAATCTGAATATAGTATAGTTCATACAGTATTGTTTGACAATATCTTCAGCAACTCTTTTGCTTATGGCATATGGACTACTAAGATATTCTGCTGCACCAGTGCTTGCAAGTATGAAAGATTTGGACCTTATACACGATAACACATTTTTAGTCCCATCTATATTAGTATCATAATATAGAATTGGATTTATAACACTTTCGTTCACAGAAACTTTTGCTGCCAAATGTATTACACAATCAAACTCAATATCAATAAATGACGGAGAATATCTAATATCTCTATTATATTGCTCTACAACAGGAATACTTGGCTCACAAATATCTAGACCATAAACAGAATATTTCTTATTTAAAAGGTTAGTTAGATGTGAGCCAATATATCCAGAATTACCAGTTATCAATATTTTCATGAAAATTAATCTTCAGATTCTTCAATATCTAATTTGTCATCATCATTATAAATTTCTGCGGAGCAGAATGGGCAAAACTTCGGATAACCCGAAGTATTGCTTAGATCATATACGAGTCTGTAACCAGACTCGCATTCGTTGCATTGATTGATTTCTATTTCTTTGGGCATCTATTCTTCCTTATACTATTTCGCATCCTCCTGCTGAACATGCCAACTCTTGACTACCAATAGTCATATCGCGAGTTTCAAACTTCTCAAGACTAGACCAATCTACAATCTGTGGCATTTTAGCAACTAATGCTTCATATTGTTCAACCGTGCAATCTTGATATGGTGCCTGAGCATAAACATGATCTGAGAATGGTAGGAATGAAACACCAGATAGTGAATCAAAATGTTTCCAGCACCATGCACCAACTTCAGGCCATTCATGTTCTTTGACAGAAATGGTAACTGAAGGTTTATGTTCACACCAACTGTTTTGATATGTCAACCATAGTTCAAGTTGTTCAATAGCAGTCATATCATCTCTATATATTGCTCCTTGTGGAGACTTGATTGGAAATGAAAATACCCATGTATGATCTGGTTTGGTAACATCATCTTCATATGGGAAACCCATTTCAACCATCATTTGTGCTAGTGGGTCTTTCTTATCTGCTCTTACAGTACGAATATAGTATGGAGAATGTCTTGCGTGAATACCAGAAGCAGTGTCTGTCAATTGTGAAACTGTTCCAGAAGGTTTTACACAAGTTGTTGCTGCTGATTGTGGAATGCCAATCTTCTCAGCCCATTCCTTGTTTGTATCAACGGCAACTTGTCTTAGTTGTGCTAGTAGTCTTTCATGTGTGTCACCTTCATCTGCTTGATGTGTTTTCCACCATGTACCATTGGTGAACTCATTATCCATGATGCCTGTTAGAGATACACCAAGTAGTCTTTCTTCCTCACAATTTTCTCTCCACTTCTTGGAGATATACTTGAAGTTTGTTAGTGTAGATTGTAGTGTTCCAAGAATTGTGGCAAGACGAACTTTTTCACGCAAATCCATTTCATTATCAGAAGCACGTACCACGACTTCTGTTAGATTACAGAACTCACGATTACGAAGAATGATTTCAGAACAAGGATTTGTACCAAACTCATGGTTAGAATCCCGACGACCAAACTTCTCAGCCTGCTTTTGTGATGCAGTTCTAGAGAAAATTCCTCGTTCACCAGAGCGTGATTCATATAGTGATAGCCATTCTTTCATAAACACACCAACATCAATCTTTTCTTTGGCAACATATGAATTGTTAGCCAATGCACGTTGTACGTTATCTTCCCACCATGCACCAGATTTTGCTGTACGCATACGGTCATCAGAAAGATCAGATAGTGAAATAAGTGCAGAACGACGAACACCACCGACAACAACAATTTCTGCAATCTTACAAACAATATCATGACATTCTAGTGATGTTAGTTTACGTCCGGCAGCCTTCTTGAAAATAGCAACACAGAATTTGAATAGTGCAACAAGTGGATCAGGACCAGATGCACGACCACCAAATGTTTTGAGTGGTGCACCAGCAGGTCTTACTTTTGACACATCCCATTGTGGAATCTGACCTGAATATAGAAGATGAATAAGTTCTTTTAGTGCCTTGGCCCATCCTAGTTTAGAATCTGCAACTACGATGGTTGTATCCGACAGATGAAAATCATCAGCAATTACAGGTAGTTGTTCTGTATATTTTTGTTCTACAGAAAAACCTACACCAGTTCCATTCATGAGAATATAAAGAATCTCATCAAATGAACGTGGAGAATCTACGGCAACATAAGAACAATTATAACCCGCAACATTTTCTCTCTTTAGTGCTTCACCTGCTGTCATAAGACAACGCATAGAAGGCATAACTTTGAGTGCAAGAACAGCATCTTCCAATTCTCGTCTTACACTCTTTTTGAGAGTAAAGTTATTATTTTCACGCAGATGTTCTTCAAAGAAATCAAAATATCGTGCTACAGTCTCGGGCCATGTTTCACGACGATTCTTTTCTGGTAGCCATCTTGAATAACGTGATAGATGGATATATTGCATGTATGTCGTCATGCCATAATTGTCTTTATTTACATTCATCTTTGAAATTCTCCGTAATTGTTTTACATATTTCTAGAAATTTATCGTGTGATAAATCCCATTTGATGGTATTAACGTCTTTGTGGACCCATTGAACATTGTTTTCAATATATCCAATTTTACTATCTATTCTATCTAAACTTGCTGTTCCTCGTATTTTACTGTTGCCGAAGTGTAATTCATAACCAGTATATACACACTTTTTATTCTGTCTTACATATAGTCCATCTAAAAATTCTCTTGTAATGTCAAATGTAATTTTTCTTTTTTCTGCTGATTTTTTCAATTTCAAAAAATACATAGATGGAATATTTTCTATGTTAGAATCTTTCCAATTGAAACTATTTGAACCGCAGAATCTATCTTTTACACATGAAGAACAGCCATGCTGCATCTTACCTATTATTTTTGTATAGCTCAAATTTTTTACTGTATTGCAAAATATACACTCGACTTTCCAGTATGGCTGCTTTTGTCCGCTAGGAAAAAGTCTCATTTCATGAAATCCTAGAACCTTATAACAACCCACGGTTTTTCCTTCATAATCTACATTTTTGTGAATACAATTCATAACTGTTCCTCCTAAATATCAAGGGTTCATTTTATATATAGTAACCCTTGATATTTAGTATTCCATAAAGTTTTTACAAATTCCAATTTCCATCTTCGTCTGTTTCAATTTTTCTCAAAAAAGGAAATTCTTTCATCAAAAGATATTTACACTCTTTGGCAATTTCTTGATGTTCTTTTTGTGTCCCATTCTTCTCACGAAGATTAATGTAAGTTAACCAAGACCTCAAACTTCCGGCCATATACAATCTACTGTTTGTAATACCTTCTGGTAATACTGCTCTTGCTTGTTCTTTGGCAATACCATTATCAATAGCCCACTGATAAGCAAGTCCAGTTTCATGTATGATTTGATCTTGTTTTTGTTTCCATTGACGTTGAAGAATCTCGTCGTCTGTCTCAATGGAGTTTTGTCGATTTTTCTTGTCTTGAAGACGTGCTTCTCTGACTGTAAATCCTAATTGTGATGCATCAGCATAACGCTGACTAAATTCTTGAAAAGAAAATGATCTATGCCTTAGAATCTGCCTGGCAATGTCGCGTGTTGTATTTAGTTCCATGACGATTTGGACCATCTCAAAAATAGACCAATGTTGATTACGAATACAGTATTGTAGAAGTTTTTCGGATGTTTGTGTGTTTGTTTGGTTCTTAGGATTTGATACCCGAGCACAATAGGAAATCAAATCCTCAGCAGTCATAAGTAAATGTTCGTTGGGAACAGGTTTGGTTACGGCAATCAATTTTACACTCATAATTTTCTCCACATTTCAAATTGAAGTTTGGCTTTGAGTCCTTGATATGTATTAGAGTCTATAATATGCAGAAGTTCACTACTCGTAATACCAGACATAACCATATCATTTATATCTTTCTCTTGAGTATATGTCGGCCAGATACAAACTTTATGGTCTGTTTCTATTGACCTGCTAATTTGTTTGACGATGGCAGAATTTCTTGGTTCATTGTCGTGTATAAAAATGTAATCATGATCGCCAAGAATAGTGGTAATTGTATATAGTGAAGCGTCCATTGTAGCAATACAGTTGGGAATAAACATGCTATCAATTGGACCCTCAACAACATATACAGGCTTGGTTAGATCAACATGATTAAGACCAAAAATCTTCATGGCATCATCATTACTCTTGATTGTGATATACTTGATCTTTGAATCGGTTACAGTTCTACCTTGAACTCCAAGTAGATTATTGTCTTGATCGTAGAATGGTAGCACAATCCTCTTATCGTTATCAACTAGTTTCTTGTTATAATTGGGAAAAGTTTCTTTGATGAAAGACTTATAGTCATCAGTATAATAAATTTCAGTAAGTCTTTCGGCTGGAACCTTTCTATCTAGAATATACTTCTTACCAAAATGTGAGTCGGGCAACTCTGCAATTGAGGGAATACTGAAAGATTTCTTCTTATTAAAGACTGGTTTTCCTGCTGCCATAGAGAAATCGGGTTTGGCAACATTACCACCAGATTGATTCTTATAAGTTTCAAGTTGATATTGAGAAAATAGATGTGGGTCTAACGTCTTGAGAAAATTGCCAAAAGACATAGATGCTCCGCAGTTATGACATAGGTATGAAATGTTGCTTTTCTTGCGATAGAAATAGCCACGGCACCTATGCTTATTTTTCTTGGAATCTCCGCATAGAGGACAACGGAAGTTCCAGAGATAATCATTCTTCTGAGTAAATTTTTCTAGTCTGGTTGAGATGAGAGAGATGAATTGTTTATCAGTGTAGACAGACATCTGTGGAACTCCTTCAAGTAAAGAGTTCTACTATACACTACAATATGTTGTTTGTCAATGGAAAATTTTGGCTATATCTATGACTTTAGATAGGATGAATGTTCCAAGAATAGCACCACCAACTACCATATATCTCCACTTGTTGATGTCTCCCATTTTGGTAGTCAACTCGTTTCTTAGTTCGTGTATTTCACTGAGAATGATGCGTTCGGTACTAGTAATCCTTTCGTGAAGATCAGTAATATCTTTATTATGCTCTTTACGATGTGCCTCTAAGTTATGTTCAATATCTTTATTGATTTTTTCTTGGTTAGAAAATTTTTGTTCTTGCAAGTAAACGATCCTGGAAATATCTGATGCTACGGTCTGCATTTTATTAATGGTTTCATCAAATTTGCCATAAAGTTTTGACAGAAGTTCAACGTCTTTTTTGAGAAGTTCAATTTCAATTTTTTGATCGTAATCTTCTGCCATTTTTCTTATTCCTTATTTTTTATTTGTCCATAGAGGTTTTTCTGGTAAAGGGTCTCTATGTTCTGGTGATATAAGTGTCTGTGGTATTTGCCTTTCAGCATAATCTGCCAATGGTCCCGACATATTTCTAGTAGAAACATAACCGCCTTCACCTGCTTCTCTTGATATTCCGGTTTTAGGATCATGAATGTTATATACAATTCCTGGAAATTTTTCAGGATTTGTTCTCATATGTAAAGACATAGCATGAGCACCTTCAGACCTTGAACTGTTAGTTAATTTGATTTTGCCGTTACTGTTAGCATATACTCCTCCATGATTAAAAATGGCATATTTACCAGACTTACCATTCATTAACATATAATAAGCATGGGCAACAAACCCCTTTGGTCCTCCCTCTCTACCACGAGTAAATAAGTTTGAATGGAGTTCTTCATCCGGATTGTGTTCAGATTGTAACACGCGAGATTCTATATGTGCATTAACGTGTCCCGTTTTTCTATCTGTAAATAAAGTAGTTCTTTCTGTTGCTCCAGGAATATCCGGATGTTTCTCATTAAATATATGGATTAAATGTTTACCATCTCCAGCATCATGTGTGATATCAGGTTTTCTACCAAAATCAGATATAAAATCATCAAAATGTGTGTCTTCGGGCATTTTATCGCCTGTACTAATATTATTCCTTCTTTCTTCAAAGATAGCCTTCCTTCTCATAACCACAGAAGTTTGATTATCTTGAATTTCTTTCTGTTTCTTCTTAGAAACTCCAGGCTCACCCCAATTAGCAGGTTTATCAGGAGGATTAACACCAACACCAGGAATGGCACCTGATCCAACAGAATTGGCAATTTCTTCTCTTAGTGTTTTGAATTTCTTCATCTTTCTATCATTTTCCTCTTGACAACCTTGACAAGCACTATATAATGGCTATGTCAGCCCTTCAATGAATACTATTAGATACTTCTTAGTCTCTTAGCTACTTCTAAGTCTATTCCAATATCACTTGAGTTTATATCACTTCCATTGATTCCATAGATGATCTTAGGAATATAGTTCAAGTATAATAAGAATGTCTTGAGTATATGATAATCTTTACTATCAAATCTAAAGAATAACATTCTTACAGTTGCTTCTGTTCCAAAAACATTAGAAAGAACAATGATATGATTAAGTATCAATCGTTCTTTCAAGTCACCAGTTACTTTATATTTTCTAATCAATCTCTTGACATACTTAATTCTTTTTAAGTCTCCTTCAAATTCAGACATAATACAGTTAGGAGTATTATATGATTTCATTGCATAGATCAAGAAATTATCATCAGTCAGGTTATCAATCATTAATTACTTTAGTCGTTCTTCTTTCTCATCTTCTACGTCATTTACATCATCTTCCATTTCATCAAGTAATTCATCAAGTTCTTCTTGATTTACAATCTCACAGAACACATCATATCTACCTGTACCGTTCATTAGGTATTCAAAATAGATATGATATGGAGTTTCTACTTTTGTTACTACTGTACCATCATTTTTCATACCCATTAATTCACCAAACTGATTCAGGTCAAATACCTGAACACCATGATTACCCTCAAGATATGGAACTTTAGGAAGATGAAAGTGAAAGTTGGCTAATACCTTTGCTACTCTTTCTAGTCCAATGTAGGGAGTAACAAAACTACAGGCTAGAGCATTAGTCAAAAGATTATTGATATTTTCCTTGACAGGATTGTTATCAATACCGATTTCGCCTCTTTCTACATTCTGTGTTAGATCAACTTCTTCTGTAATTCTTCTGAGTTTAATCATGGTGCTATCTTTCTATTATACGCCGGTAAAGTAGACGTTATCCTTTGGATCGTCTTGAGTGATAGAACCCATAGCAATAAGTGTTTCTGTTTGGATTCTGCCAGCACGACCACCTAGAACAACTGTAAATGTAGGTAGTGTGGTGTAATCACCTGAATCTGTATCAATTGTGATATCAGAAGCATTAGACCAACCAGAACCACCATCTACAACAGTAATTGTGTTGATGACATTGAGTTGTGAATTGGTTGAGTATGATTCAAGTGTATTTTGTGAGTTGGCAATAGTGAATGAAATATTTGCACCAGTGCCTGTGCCATGAACTGAAGCATCTGTTAGAAGAAGGAAACCGGCAGTATTGACACCTGCACCACCAGAAGCAGATACAGAAACTACTGGACCTGTTCCTACTTTTAGTGAAACCCAACCAGCATGTGTTGGATGTTGTGGTGTGCCAGCAGAAGTAGTTTCTTCTGTAGCAGAAACACCAGCAACTACGCCATAATACTTGACAGTATTTGCTACTGAATCGTGAATGGTTGAAGTTGATGTTACGTTATTAGTATTCGCATATAATGGCTTATTATTGCCAGTATCATAATCTTTGTTACCCCATAAGCTCATTTCTTGTTACTCCTTGAGTTTTAGTTTTATATATTTATCTGCTTTGTCCCACGAGGTCTTCTTTTTCAGGATTGACAGTAATAGTGTCTGCTGATGTATGTGGGACTACTTTTTCTTTCTTTTTAGTATCTGTATTAGCATCACCATTCATGTTGCCATCTTCGGCAACAAGACTTCTTTTCATCTTTCTACGATAACGAGGCTTCCTGGGCATTTCGGAACCTCCACGCCCAAGAAGTGCTTCATTTACTTTCTCTTTAGCCATCTCTTTGATGAGAGATACAAGTTTTGACGTTTTCATTATGCTCCACCGCCACCAGTAATACCTGAGAAATCACCTCTTGTTGCTCTTGAAAAAGAGGATGATGATTTTCTTTCTGGTGCTTGTCTAACAGACCTAGTGGTGGATGGTTCACTTGCAAAAGGACTGCCGCTTCCTCCATCACCAACTCTGCTCCAGTCAGGTTTTGAATCTTGACTTGATGTTGCTGGTGCTGCTGGTTTTGGTGCAGTTGCTGGTCTTGCTGCTTGTTTTGCCGCTGGTGTTGCAGGTGACACACCAGTTTCTAAATCTTTACTAGGTTCACCCTGAATAGATGCAGAAGGCATTGGTCTTGGTGTAACATTTGATGGAACATCTAACATTCCAGGGGTGGATTTTGCTGAATTTGCAGACGCCCCAAGACTGTTTTGTGTTGATGTTGGTGCACTTGGATTATTGGGCCTAACACCTAAATTTGGTGTTATTCCCATTTGACCTAAAGATGTCGGTCTTGTAGGTGTTGTTTTTGGATCACCAAATGCACCATAATTTTTAGATGTTGCACCATAATTATATGTTGTTGGTGCCTTTGTGGGATTTGATGGATCATTGCCATCTGCTGGCTGAGGTCTAGAGCCTTCTCCATATTTACCTAAAACTCTTGCTCTAAAACTCTGTCTCCATGTCATATTTTCAGTGTTACCGAATACTTCACTCAAAATTCCTCTTTCTTCTTCACTCAATGTATCATAAGCATATTGTGCTGCTTGCTCACCATATGTTTCATATACAGAATTTAGTTTCTCAAGGAGATTATTTCTAATTTCTTCATTAAGAGAATCAAATGATTCGTCCATTTTCTTTTTAGACAAACCGGCTTGACTCAAAGCAATAGCAACTGCTTGTTTCTGTCCTTTTTTAGTTACAGGAACAGTCTTATCTGATTTGCCGATATGCTCTTTACCTTTTTTCCATTTATGCATAACCTTGGCAACTTTTTCTTTTTGTGCTTCTGTTGCCTTGGCTTCTTCAAGTGTTTTGTCTTTACGAAGTTTAGCAAGATCGGCCGCCTCAATCTCGTCTTTATCACCTGCTTTTGCAGCCAATTTCTTTTGCTTAGGAGAAAGTTCTTTATCATCATCTTCTTCATACATACATTTCTTGGCTTCTTCAAGCATAGCGTCATATTTACCATGTAGTTCGTGTGGCAATGCTTTCTTGGAATGGACCCCAAACGCTTCATTTACACTTTTAAGGGCTTCTCTTTCCTTTTCATTTTGCTCCATAATCTTTTTGACTGCATCCACTAATGGATCTTTTTTGTTGTTGAACATAGATAGATTCCTTTTGATAGAAAAATGTTGCTGTTTATATTTATTATTCTTCGCAATTCCATTTTCTCAAGGACTTATTGATCCTTGAATCCTGGGCCTAATTGTTGCGTTCTTTTAAATATTTTATTGCAGATTCCAAATTTTTTATATTATCTTTAAAATTGCCAAGCCCTCTATTACAATGATGACACAACATACCTCTGAATTTTCCAGTATCGTGATTGTGATCCATTACTAAATTATATACTTTCCCTAAGTGTTTGTTATTTCTTGACCCGGAATTTTCGGTTCCCCCACATATATCACAGTTAATTTGTTTTCTAAGATTTCTAACTTCATCATCAGAAAGTTGTCCTCTAAATTTTCCTCTATTAATTTCACTTCTATACGAGGCTCTACATTTTCTACACCAACTATCCAATCCGTCTAATTTTTTATTGTGTGGTGGAAAATGTATTAAATCTTTTGGTTTTTCTTCTTTACATCTAGTGCAATTTTTAATAGACATGAATACATTCCTTTTTCATTACAAATATATTTATTATTCACAGTTCCACTTTCTTAATGCTAGGGCTTTTCTAGTGGGCCTGCCTTTTTCATCTTTCATAGGACCACGAGCACCACCCATCCTCGCACAAAATGATTTACGTCGTTTCCATGCCTTGGAACCGGGCTTTAATTTAGAAGGTTTGGTTGTTACAGCAGTTTGTAGTTTGGAACCTGGATTTGCTCGTCTGTATGAGGCAACACCTTTCTTATTAAGTCCACCTTCAGGGTCTTTTCCTTCTTTTCTTTGCCAAGCAGGTGATGCTTCTGATAATTCTCTATCTGTTCCTTGTTTGGGTACAGTTCCCATTTGAGCGTAGTCTTGTAGTTCTTTTAGGTGCTTTTGGAATGTCTCTCTTGCTTTTTCAGCCAGTGTGCCAAATGGATATGAATATCCTGTTCCAAGAGAACTTTGAATGCCTGCACCAAATCCAGAAATACCTGAATAACGATTACCGAACTCTGGTCCAATAGTATCACTTGATGGTAATGTATATGGAGTGTTATACATATCAAGTGTTGAGCCTAATAGCCCATCTTCAGTGAGTTTCTTTCTCACAATCTTCTTCTTGGGCTTTTCTTCAAATAAAGGATTGAATGGAAATGTTTGACCGGGTGTTGCATCAGCATAAATTTTGGTCAATGATGTCTTGCCCCATTCTCTATCAGATGGTGTGTTTTCATTCAAGAAATCATCAAAACTTTCATTGACTGATTTCCAACCACCACCTTTTGATTTATACCATTTTGCCGCCCAACCATTGGCATATGCAGATGGATATACATCAAATTTTTGTTTTGCCATTGATTTGGCTCTTGCCCACAATTCAGGATTTGTTGGCTTGTTTTTTTCCATTAGATATTCTTCTGTCGCAACAAAAACTGGCTTTCCGCCTTTACCTTTTCTATCTGCCACTGGGTCTTTCCTTCTTTTTCTTCTTGCTGATTTTGCTCTTTCTTCCTTGGACATTGCCCGTGCAGATGCTAATGGCCTACATTTTGGTTTACCTTCACCGGGTTCACGGGCACATTGACCTTTGATATTACCTTTGGTATCAAACCTGACCCATTTTTCTTTGAACCATTTACGAAGGTCTTCGTTGATATCTGTTTCTTCTACCATATGTTTGAGTGAGAATTTATCTGGATTGGCACGACCATACCATCTCATAATCTGACCTGCCATTGCATTTGCTTCATTTTCAATGTCAGAACCAGTTTCACCTTCTTTGGCAACATCCTTGATTCTACCGTCTTCATCCTGCTTACAATGAACCAACTCATGTGCTACGGTACGAAAAATATCCATTGGATGGCGGTTTTTAGTCACTACGACAATTGACTTTTCGGATGGAGAATATCCACCAAAACTGGTGAAGTTTTCTTCTGCGTCTTTATATTTTAATTTTGGAAGGGATTTGATGCCAAGTTTTTCGGAAGCAAATGATACAAATGAATCTAGCATTGGACTAAAGTCTTGGTGATTGATTTCTTCGTTTAGATTATTATAATCATGTGCTTTCTTGACCAAATCAAGAATTGGCAAATCTACCATAAATGCTCTGGTTGAACCTGTAGTATTGTGGTCGGCAATCCAACGATGGTGCCCGTCAAGTATGTGTGAATCTCTTGAAATTACTATTGGCGATTTCTTTTCTTTAGTATGCATCATCTGTAGAACTTTCATATCATCAAAGTCTGCTTGAGTAGATTTGAGAGATGATGTATCAAAGTCTTTTTCTGTGAAGTCTATACCTTCATCTTTTAACTTTTGAACGAATGCTTTGGAATCTGCCAATTGTGGCATCAACTGTCTACTTAAAGTCTGTCCTATTGCTGGAATTTCTATCTTTTTCATTTTTGTTCTCTTATAAGGTTACAGTGATACCATCTTTGTTGTTTGGTCTAATAGTAATATTGTCTATATCATATACACGAAGCACATCTGCTTTCTTGAACTCTGGATTGAACTTGACCTTCCCTTTGGACTTTACCATCAAATAGATTTCTTGGTTCTCAGCATATTCTTCACTTTCAACCAGAAATCCGTCAAAGGTAAGTAAATTCTGTTTCCTCTCAAATGATCCAGTACCATTACCAACATATATGTAATCAATAGGTCCGCCCATAGACTGTGTGCCGACAATCAATGTCTTTTTCTCAATTCTACCAATCTTACCATATACTATTTCAGGTATATTATCATCTTCTGATAGCCCCATACCAAGAACTTTGGCAACCAAAGCATTTTCAAATTTTCTAGTCAAGTTTGGCGTCATCAAATCAATAGCATTCTTACCAATATTCACTGAAGATATTACATCTTCCTGTAGAGAAATTTTGATACTCTTGGCATTATTATCAAGTATTATATCGGTGTATAATTTAGAAGAACCAAACTGCCTGCCATTGTATTTTCGGGCACGAATGATTCTATCTAAATTCACATCACCAATCTTCACCATTATTACTCTATAGTCTGAAGCAGATATTGCATTATTTACTTCATCTTTAAATGTCTCTAGTTTATCCATTTTTTATTGAGTTTAGCATCCAACCGTGTTTGGCATGTACTGTTAATCTGTCTTGAATGAAATTAGAGTATGCAAATGCCTTTTCTTTTTCTGCCATCTCGTATGTTTCTGTCAGAGTAGCGATGACCATATCATTTGATTTTATTAGATTATTTATCATATCATCAAAAGAAACTACTTTTGTGTCTTCAGGAATAGTAGATAGTTCTCTAATTCTTGCTAGAGAAAATGGTGCAAACGAATTTAGCGTTCTAATCTGCTCTGCTAGATCATCAATTGCATCATGTAGTTCTTCATATAGTTTACCGAAGAATTTGTGATACTGTGGGAAATTAGGGCCAACAACATTCCAATGGTATGCATGTGCCCTCATATACATTACAAAAGTATCAGCCAAACAAATCTTGGCATTAGTAATTAGATCATCCATCGTCTTTTCCCCATTTTCCTATTGGACATTCTGATGACTTCATTAGTGTTTTGTAGTTCATAAAACATCCACATTTGTTACATCTCATATGACTCGTTAAATGCTCACATTGTTTGCATATCTCAAGTCTCTTTTCGGATAGTTCTTTTGCTCTTGTAAATACGGTGTCCAACTTTATCATTAGCCACCTTTAGTGTAAATTTCTTGTTCCGATTCTTTTTGTCTTTTGGGTCTATACATAGACTTCAACTTCTTTTCTGCTACTCTACAGGCATCACGCAATTTGCTGTAGTCCGAAAGCATCATAGATAGTTGAGATTCATTTGGTAGCATATCCAATTCAATTGCTGCTTGTGCTAATTGTTCTCTGCTATAGTTTTTGAGAACAGGGCATCTACTCATAATTGTTTGTTCTTGTGCTGCTGATAGTGTCACGCATCCAGTTAGTGGTAACACGAGCAATAGTGGTATGATTTTTTTCATTAGAATGTTCCATCCTTCATTTTATCTATCACTTCTTTTTTAGTTCTCTCTTGAACCAATATTTCAGTTTGCTGCCTATTCAATTCATTTTCCTTGGCAACAATCTCCGCTTCCTTTTGTTTCCTACCCTGTTCAATTAATTTTTTCATTTTGAGTATTTCTAGGACTTTTGAGAATGAATTTGCAGCACCGCTCAAAAATCCTAGAAGTAAAGATAGAAATGACATATCTTATGCCGAATCATCCGTTGAAGATACTCCAGGTGGTGTAGTTGTGATTGAACGAAGCACTGCCATGATAATAGCAGAACCTAGAGCAACTGCACCTGCTTTTGGATCACTTAGAAAAGCATTCCAGTCTGTCATTGCAAGAACGCCAAACAATGCCATTAGTGCTGATACTACGTATGTACGATAACCTTTCATAATTTACCTCCAAATTTAGGCATAATGCCTTTGCTTATATTTATAGTAATTGAATTTTAGACATAAAAAAAGGGTGGGAAAATCCCACCCTTCTCAAGAAATAACCAATAGACTTATTCAGTCTTTGGTGCTTCTGCTACTGGTTCAGCAACAACTTCTGGTGTTACATCAAATGCTTCTTTGACTGCATCAACAACATCAACATTTGCTTCTGCTTTTACTGCTTCGGCAACTTCTGCTGGTGCAGTTACTACAACATCGACTTGGCCTTCATCAGTTTTGATTACATCAGCAACAACGTCTTCTTCTGTTACTGTGGTATCATCTGCTGGTGTTACTGTAACAACTACTTGTGGTTCTGCTGAAGTTGTATCAACTGTATCAACTACTGTTTCTGCTGATACTGTTACGACTTCTGGCATAACTTCTGGTAGATTTACCTGAACTGTTGGTACTGTTGGATCATCTGCGTGTAGGATTACTTCTTTTGTTGGAATAACATTTGAAGAATCTGCAACTGCTCCGGCAAGTGCATCAGTAGATGATTTTAGTTGTTCGATAAGAGCATTAAGTGGTGCTGTATCAATTACAGGTGGTTCTTGTGCTGCTTTTGCAGCAAGTTCGGCAGATACTTTCTCAAGTTCTACTGTGAGTTTCTTGAGCATTGTTGCGGCAGATGATTGCACAGTATGAACTCGTGCTACTTCTGCGGCTAGTGTTTCTAGATTAAGTTCCATATTTTTAACCCTTTCCTCTAATACATATATCTTGTATAACATCTCTTCAAACTTTTCTTGAATCTTAATGTCCGACTCAAGAATACTTTTTATTGCAGCATCCTTACATTCTTTACACTGAGGAGTACATGCAATGCAAATTTTGTTGCCCATAGATTTTACCGTATCTAAAATGAAAATCATGAATGACAATATTAGTCCAAATAATTTTTTCCAGAATCTAATGAATAGTTTTTTTTGAAGGGCAAATGCTAATGTCCAAAATAGAATGGCTGATGCCCAATATTTTTTCATGTGGAATCCATTGTGCTGTTGCACAACTATTTATAATACTTGAGTTTTGATATTATAAATTTCTTCCTTTATACCAGCCTAATGGTATAGTTTCGCATTTTTTTATTTTTTTATTAGTTATCCCATCCGTAATCCACATTGTACCATATTGAGAATTTTTGATTCCTTGTTGATGTTTATTTTTTGCGAACTGCGACTTTCTAATATTTCTATATTCAGGGTCTTTCCACTTTTCAAGTAAAACTAGATTATTCTTTTCTAGTGTTTTCAATTTCTGTTTTTTAAACTCTTCATCGGTTTTGTATTTTTCTATGTATGCCTTTATGCCGGATTTTTGCCATTTTTCTAAATATATTTTTCTATATTCTAAATCAGTATTAAATTTATTTTTATGTATCATGCCGCCTTTTTTACCGCCCATAGACATTGCCATTAGTGCTGCTTCTTTTGATGATATTAATCCTTCAAGTCCCATCCAAGCAACATAATCTTGCCAGTGTCCTAAGTCTTCCCATAATTGTTTATGTAAAGCAGCATGTTCTTCTACAGTTACTTCAATAAGATTGGATGGATCGTCTGTTCCACCCATATGTTTAGGTATGATATGATGTGTGTGATAAATAGACATGGCTGATACCTCCATTATAGGTGTTAGAGTGGTTAGATGCTTCCAACATCGTGAACCACATTTTTATTTATATGCCTATATTGGAAATGGTCCGGAGGGTGGGGGTCGAACCCACATTTGCAGCTCCTTTACGATTAGCGGTTTAGAAGACCACCTCGGCTACCTCCGGTTATTCTTTATTTCTCATCATGATTAATAGTACCACAGGCATAATGTGAAGTCAAGCACTTTTTTTACAATAATTGGATATTATTATCAATCATAGACAATGTTTTTTCAACTGCTTTGAAATGAGAGCATTCACCCAAAGAAATATTAATTGGATTATTAAAGAAGCCTTTGGGCTGCTGGTGCTTCTCAATATAGTTTAGATGAACGCCAACATTCTTTAATTTGGGTCTTGCGTTACCAAAAGATGAAGTAACAGTATGATATGATCCAACTGTTAGCATTCTTGTATAATGAATGTCTGGTGTTCTTTTGGCAAGATCATATGCAGATACTGCACCACGAGAATACCCTAGAATTTCAATATGATCGGAATCAAGATCGGTTACATAATCAATAGCATCAGCAACTTCAAAATAATTGAAAATTCTAAGTTTATAGTCGTGCTTTTGGCACCACTTTTTCATAGTAGAATCTTCAAAAATGTTATTGAGTCCTCTAAACGCTATCATGTGTTTCATTTGATATTCCTTATAGTAATAGAACTATGTATGTGATAAAAAATAGTGATAATAATAAACTACATAAAGATGCTACGGTGCATAATATGTCTATCATATAAACTCCTATTGAAGTTGACAATCACTATTTAGTTGCTTTGGTGTTATGTGTTAATGATGCAACCGGTGTATATCCATATTCTTGCATCAAAAATGGTAGCATATAATGTTTGATATTATATTTTACTATGTCTTTATCTTCCAAAGAAGCACCTGCCTTCATTCCCCTAGAATGTGCTACTGCAATTGTAGCTATATGTAATGGGCTTCCGCCCTCTGCACTATGGGCAAATAATCTTATAGAAGATTTTTTCTTCCCTCCTCTAGTTTCAAATTCCATAGAATAGTCTGTGGGTTTAAATCTATCTTGAAAAAATTTCCATGCATGATCCACATCATATATATGTGTGCCCTCACTACTATCTACTACCCTCCACCTTTTTATGTGTGGTTCTTGCTCTCTTGTTCCAGATGGTATCAATTCATGTTGATTCATAAAAGTGTTGGCTAATCTTATTCTTTCCGATTGTTTTCTCTTATCTGATATAGAGTCATTTCTTGTTCTTATTTTTGAACCCATACCACCTTTAGTATATAATGGACTTTTATAAAATAGTCTTTTAATTTTTCCTAATGTAGATAATCTTTCTTTATATTTTTTGGAACCTCTAGTCATTGTCGATGGAACTAAGTCTTTCTTGGCAACCCATTCACCTTTATCATTTTTTATAGTTCCTGTTAATACTCTATTCAATCTTTCGGCCATAGGGTTAAAATGACTGTACTGTGGGCTCATTTTCAAATCTATCAGATATGTATCTGGGCGTCCATCTTTCGCATTATTTAATTTTGTTATCAAGTCCTCAACTGCTCTACCGGAAGTGAATGATGGAACCCCCATAGATTTTCTCACTGCATTTTTTGTTTGTGTTGATGAATCTTTTGTTTCATGTGAATGTGAGGTTGGGTTTATGCCAGATACTGCATACATTGCGTGATGTATAAAATGTGCAATATTTCTTGATCTGGCTTCATCATTTGGACTATTTGCTGTATATTGTAATGTTTGAATTACCCCTTTATTTTCAGCATCATTTGTCATAGGATAATATGAGAAATTTTCATATCCGAGAGGGGATTCTGATGATCCTTTAGGATAATTGGCGGACGCAATTAGAGATGAATTTGTGTTTGCCATATTCAATGATGTAGAATTTTTAATTAATCTTGGTTCCGATTTAAGTGCTGGCTCTAAAGTTCCCCTTTTACCGGTAGCCATCTCTGCAATATATTGTCTAAATGTGAGCATTATTATCCCCTAAATCCTGTAATAGACATATTTATATAAATACACAATACAACCCAAAAAGAGTATTCTATGAAAACATTCAAAGACTTTATTCAAGAAGCAAGAACTCAAATCTCACCAGAAGAAAAAGAACAGATCGTCAGGCTATACAACAAGAGAATTAAAGAAACTCGTAAGTCTGGTGCTAATTTTAGTATACACTCACTAGCTGATGAGACTGGTTACAGCCATCAAACACTAAGAAGGCATATATTCACTCGTGGTGTTTATAACAGTATTGTGGGCAACATTAAAGAGAAAGAACCTGGTTTTGAACACGTAGAAATGAGATTTGGTGCAGGAAGACCTAAGAAAGAGGGCAAACCACATAAATGGTCTGGATAGCAGGAATTTGTCAGTGTTCTATATTTGATAAATATATTCAAATTATATAACATAGACGAGGTATAATGTAATGTATAACGGGTCCGAAAAACATAAGAATAATTTAGAATTTGCAAGAAAAAAAGCACTAGTTAAATATCCTTGTTTATTCTGCAATAAAGATTTTACTAAAAGTAATAAAATTAAACATGAAAAATCTTGTTGGTTAAATCCCGCTAATGTGAAAAAATGTGTTGTTTGCGATTCTCCTATAAAAAACTATAAGGTTAACACTACTTGCGGATATTCTTGTTCTAATAAATTATACAGGAGTGGTCCTAATAATGGGTCTTGGAAAGATGACTATTATAGAACAACTTGCTTTTATTATCACAAAAAAGAATGTGTTGTTTGTAAGGAATCTAATATAGTAGAAGTTCATCATTTAGATGAAAATCAAAAAAATAACGACCCATCCAACTTAATTCCTCTATGTCCAACACATCATCAATATTGGCATTCGAAATATAAACATTTAGTACAACACATTGTTGAAGAATATATTACAAATTGGATAAATGGTCAGCCTAAGTGAGTTATGCTCTGGCGGTTGGACTCGAACCAACGACGGACTTTCGCCAACAGATTAACAGTCTGCTCCCTGCTACCAACTCGGGTACACCAGAGCATAACTCACTGGAATATTCTATTTATACAAGTCTTAGATGCTTTGCTTTGTATTCTGTAACAGGAACACCAACATTCTTCTTCTCAATATCCTTGATAAATGCAATCGACCTTTCAATAACAAAGTTCTTTTGCCTATCAAGAGTAATGATATGATAAGAATCATCTAATACAACCAATTCACTTCTACCCGATGATTTCCTGGCAATCTCATATGAGTTTGAGATGTCTGCAATATCATCGTGTCTAGGATGTAATAGTAGCATAGGAGATTCTATGTTGTCAAGCTTTTTTCTCACGGAAGCTGACATAGCATTGAATTGTGCGATAGTTTTTAGTGGTGTTTGAAAATGTCCGGCATCACCATTATCACCATTTTTCATAGAACCAACAACCAAATCTCTTACCCTATCGTCCTTCAATCCAAACGGATGCCTCTCATCCAACATCATTTTGTGCATTACCATCCAGGGCCTTACATAATGAACCAATGGCATATACTTGGGCATAGACCAACCATTCAATACTAATGCAGGTGCATATAGTAAAAGACCATCAATCGCATAGGTATTACGAATTGCCAATTTCAATGCTAATAGAGCACCAGCAGATAAACCACCGACAATAATAGTATTGCAATGAGACTTCAAGAAGTAATATGAACGAAGAACACTTGAATACCAATCCTGCCATGTAGATTTATATAGGTCATCTAATGTTGTACCATGACCGGCTAATTGTGGGCAGTAAACAGTATATCCCTGCTTGTGAATACCATGTGCTACATACTGCATTTCAACTGGTGTACCGCCACATCCATGAATGAGAAGAACACCTGTTGAATTACCCTTACGAAAGTACGACTTATCAGACATTTATTTTCCTTTAGTTGAACATGGTTCTATTTAGTTCTTTTATAAATACTTGAAACTCTATTGGGAGAATACTATGAGCACTATTGAAAGAAAAGAGAAGATCAAGATCGAGTATGATGGTTCTAAGATTATCATACGTGGTTCCACATTCAAAATGGCAGCACCTATGAATATGATGAGTTTGATGGGCATTTATGCTTCTGGTGAAGGAACATCAACCGTTCATTTGATTTTGGATGTTGAAGACCCTGTTGCTGAACCTGAAGTCAAAGAAGAATCCAAACCAGAAGAAGTCATTGTAGCAAACACTGAACCAACTGTCAATGTCGTAAATACTGAAGTTGTGGTTGAGGAAGCAGAAATTACTGTCAATACTGCTGTTGAAGTTGCTCCAGAGCCAGTAGTTGAAGTTATTATGATTGATCCTGAAAAGGATGTTGAACCAGAACCAGTAGTTGAAGTTCTCCCTGAGCCTGAACCAGAAGTCAAAGAAAAAGACGAATTTGATTTATCTGGTGAGAATGTTTCTGGTGGAGTACTTAAGGAAGTTGAAGACTCTGAGTTTGATATCAATGTAAAGAAAGAACCAAAAAGTGAATTTGATCCTTTCAATACAAAGGGACCAACAGGAGATAAGTGGTCAACCTTTGGATAATTTTGGAGCAGGGTACGGGAATCAAACCCGTATCATCGGCTTGGAAGGCCGAGGCACTATCAATATACCAACCCTGCGTTTTTTTATTTAGGCAATACTTTCAAGTCCATTGCCACCTTATTCATTACGATTGCTGCTGCTGAAGCAACATTGAGAGAACGAAGCACTCCCACTTGTGGAATAGAAAAGACTTCTCCTCCATACAAATAATTATGAATCATCATTGAACGAGGAATGCCAACTGCTTCTTCACCAAAGATAAGACATTGTTTGGGCGAATAGTAGAAGTTGGCACAATTGATATCATAACCACCTTGTTCAATGAATGATGGAGTATAACCGTCACAGAAGATTTCGTCAAGTATTTTTGTCTGCTGTGACTCGTCATTAACATCTTTCTCGATGAACTTCAAATCGACATAATTTTGAGCACCGACTGTACTACGACGATCAAACCTTTTCCTACCAATAATATACACTCGTTCGGCACCAAAGATTACTGCCGTGCGAATAATATTTCCGATGTTCAATCCGCCTTTCAGGTTAAGAAGTCCAATTGAATATGGAAGGCAATTCTTCTTTTGATATGCCTGTACTTGATCAAGTTGCAGAGACTTAAATTCGTCTGCAACATTAAAATCCATACAGGTATTCAGTTGGTTTTCAGTTAGAGATGTCATTGACAGTCACCCACGTTGATTTTCCATATGTATATTCTTGATATAGTCCGCATTTAGCACAAGTTCTTAGAAATTTTGGAATGATTTGTGCGTGTGTAGTATTAATCCAGTGATGATCACAATGCGTTTTGACAAACGGATGAATTTTTACAGTGGCTTTAATCAAAGGTTTGTTATTGAATACTGTTCCATTTGGAACGATGTCAATAATTTCCCATGGAATAAAACCTTCTGTGCAATATCGTTCGACAACATAACCAACTGTTGGTTCTACATCAAGGATTCTCCCGTGATCTAAAAACTTTCCTTCTTCATCATAATAGTGCACATAAGTTAGCATTGATATTCTTCTTTCACTTGTTCACATATTTCTCTAACTTGTTGCTCGCTTACTTTAACAACGATTTCTGGCTGTGTTTGTAATTCTTCATAATCGTCAGGATGCACTCTCACAGAATTATGCGGAGTAACAAAACATTGAAGACGAACTTTATGTGGCAAAGCAGGAATTAAATATGTCTCGACCACTCGTTTCAAAATTTCTTTGTCTATAGGGAACTCTTGAGTTGTCCAACGAACGTGGTAATTGTTATCATATACAAAATCGCTGAATAAATCACCATCTCCGAATCCCCCCTTTGACAGAAGGTCATGTGAATGTAATTCAAATACTCGTTCCATTGTCATCCTCAAAAGTTATCATCAAGTGGTGAATCGGAAGGTTTGTCTGTGTTTGGTGGAAACGAATCCATAAAAGCCTTCCGGGCAATACTAATGTGTTCCAGATATAGGAGTTGAACTTTTTCGTGAGAAAATTCGACGTAATCGAAACCAATTTTTCTCAAAGCCGAACGAAGACGCTCAATTTCTTCTTGTGCGTTTTCAAGTTCTATTTTCTTATCACAATATGCTTGCCAAAGAGCAATGTTTGCTTCTTGGACAATTTCATTCATATCAGTCATCACGAAACTCCTCTATCAAATATTCTCTTTCTGATTTGTATCGTCTGTTAAATCGTTCATATTTTAACTTATACTCAGGATATTCGTTTTCTAAATTTTCTAGTACCATATCCAGCAGTTCTTTTTTCTGATTCCGAAGACGTTCAATTTCTTGGATTGCATCATAAGCACATGATGCTTCAGTATAGAGTCCTGTCATATCGTTAGCTTCTGCATATGCACGAAGTCTATCAACAATATCAGTCATTTTTCAATTCCTTTGTAGATGGTCGATTAATGCTTGAATGGAAGATGCATATAGGACACAAAAACCAATTGGAGTATCTGGATAGAATTGTAGTTTCCAAACAGAATTTTCCATCATGGCCTTTAAATAATCGTCTTGTGATATCCAACAAGACGAGTCATATTCATAATATCCATCTGCTTCTTTATACATAGGAGCATGTTCATCATTCCAAGTTAGAATAATTGAAGAGTATTTACCTTTGACTAATGATCTTAGAAAAGATTCTACATCACTCATCTTTCTTCTCCCAATGAGCACAGAAAAATTCTGCTCTTGTATATAGAGATGCAGCATAACTTGAACCATCTTGAGTAAACATCAACTGGTCTTTATATTCAGGAATGATTTCCAATTTAGTTCTCCCGTCAATAACAACCCATTCTTCTACATCAAATAATTGAACTGCTTTGTCACATCGGCGAACTGCTCGGTTACTATTATATCGAGGATTTAAAGTGTCCCAATGTTTGCAAGTCTTACATTTCTTACATTTCTTACATTTCATTTAACAATCCTTTTTCTTTAAGGAGTTTAATTCTCTTTTCTCGGATTAATTCGGATTTGCTTTTCTTACTTTCTGCTTGTTTTTGTGCTATTTCTTGATATGTTAACCGTCCATTAGATTTCCAATATTCTCGGAGTTTTTGTTTGTCATCATCTTTAATAGTATTGTAAATCATCATCACACAACTACAGTATGGATCATCTTTATTCTCTGGTCCAACACAAGCACAAGGATAACTAGTTTGTAGATCAAGACTTTTAATAAAATCATCGAAACTTATTTTGCTCATTTATTAAATTCCTTAATATCAAAAGACCAGATGATCTTACACCATCTGGTCTAGGTTGTCAAGCAGTCTTTAGTTCTAGAATATCACAAATTTCTTTGTAACTTTTACAAAGTTCATTAAAACATTCTTTCGCCTTTTCAATATCTTTTGGAGTTTCTTCTTTCAACATTCGTTCCATTTCCTGTTTTAAGACTTGAAAATGTTCTTCTAAGTAATTTACATTCTTATCATACACAAACGAATCATCGACATCATGAATAAGACCTTGTGTGACGATCTCATATTGTTTTTTAAATCTTGTAAAATACCGAGAGAAATTATAGAAAGGCAGTTTAGTT